AAATTTGCGTTCCGTTTTTTGTGCTATTGTATAGATCGGTTTTTACCCTCATACGCATATTTATTAATCTCTGCACAACCTAGCCTTATTTTTTCGCACACCACTAACTGTATTTGTGCAAAGTGTCTTACGGCTTACTTTACACCGCTCTAGAACTTTTGTACACTATAAGCAACACATAAGCATTTTGTACACTATAAGCAACAGTTATCATGATCATGCAATACTGTAGTTGCTTTACGCATAATGCATAACACTACTTTATCTCCTAACACTTTAATGCACATATAAATGTATACATCTTACACTTTACTGCACATGCGTAATAACTTGTACAGTTTACACACGTCAAAGGATTGTAGCACAGAAGGACTCACGTAGACATCGTTAGATGCGAATTGTTATTAGGCTGTAGACTTACTGGCTTGTAGGTAGGAAAAAAATTTGCGTTTACCGGTCGACCCTTATCCTCCGCTTCTTTCTGTAGGGTTGTTATTACTCGTATTAACTAGCTAATTAACTCGCCCGTAATCTGCATTGTGTAGCGAGGGAGTATGCCTATGTTACTTGCCGCGTGGGGAACGTCTGCACTCCATAGTGCGTAGTCGCCGGCTTTCCAATTGGTAACTGCTTTGCCGTTGAACTCTAAGTAGTGTCCTGGGTGCCAGTCTTCCATGAACACTAATGCTCTGTATGTGTTGTCTCTTGTTACGCCGAATACACGTTCGTACGTTTCAAAGTGATCTGTGTGCGTAGGCATTATGTCTAGAGTATCCATTTTATAGAATACATAGCCTGTGTTAGTTAAGCCTATCTTGTGTGCTACATAGTCTACCCAGTCTGGCATTGGATTACGACTGTCATACATGCCGCCGGAGAATGATGCATGATAGTAGCCTTTGGCTTGCCATGTGTGTATCTCAGAGTCTTTAATAGGTTGCTTAGTGTAAGCGAAGTGAGTATGTTCGTCTGACCACACAGGAGTTATGTGTCCTTGCCTGGCTATCATGATGCTGACCTTATAGTGTCTAGTGTTACGCAATGGAAGCCACCACCTAGTGTGCGTTGATGTCTAGTAGGCAACATAGCACAATCAATGCCATGCTTCTCTAGTTCTATTCGCAGACTGTGTTGGTTTTCTTCTAATGCTACTAACGTAGGGCTTATGCTTAACATGTTCATGTTAATCCACACACTAGCATTGTTGTAGTCGCCGTAGTAACCTATGTCTGTTGGCTCTGGGCACATTATGTAATCCCAATGTCTAAATGGTTCAGGCAGTTGGTTTACGTCTTTAATTCTTGTAGGGTTAAGCAACATCAAGCCTTCTCGTAGGAAAGCAACTGTGCTGTCTATGTGCATGTAACTGTACACACCTTCTAGTGGGTGTATGTTTAATCCTGTGTGTTTTTGTAACCAGTCAGCGCCTGCACGGTTTCCTGAGTTACTTACTAGGTACAGTATATCATCATTAGCACGAATACAGTTAGCCGCATCGAAACTTGGTGCTACTTCTGTTAATGCTAGAGTGTCTGGGTCGCCTAAACACTTGGTATTGTATAAGTCATCAGCATAGTATCTAGGTGCTTCAGTAATAGTTGGGAAGTGATGTGCTAGTGGATGATAGTTACATGCTCTTGCTCTAATAGGCATAGGGGTTGCTATAGCATGTTCGCCATGCAAGAACACTATATCCCTAGGACAGTAATCATAATACTTAACAACTTGATCGGAATCAAACGGTCTAAGTACTTCTATACTCTCACCTTCAAGAAACTTAACAAATGTTTCTAAGTCTTCGTCTGCTTCTTGCGTTACAATGTCTGGGTAAGGACCTGTGTGTATTGTGTTAGCATCTTCTACGTCTGCATAGTTGACCAATCGCATACTTAAATCTAAGTCCGGTACTCTTGCACCTCTTGCCCTTCCTACTATAACCTGTCTAAGTGTGTCCCACTCATTTTTTGCGTACATTTATTCCTCTAGCTTTACGGTAATCATATCAGCATCAATGGCTTTGAAGTTTGCCGCTTGAGCTAAATGCTTGTTGTCTGCGTTAACACCGGCTGTAATAACATCTGGTACTGCTACGTTATGCGAACCTCGTTCCCACTTGCCTTTGCCTTTGTAGTTGTGTTCAAAACTAAAGTCTATAGTTTTGTTTAAAAATGATTCTTCTTCTAGTAGCTCACCAAAGTCTGTTTGGCTTCTACCCTCAGTCTTGCTCCACTCAGGCTTTGCAAGTTTTCTAGCACGTTTGGCTGTGTTTGATTGCATACGTGAGTAGTCCTGTGCATAGAACGGACCTTTACGTCCACCTTCACTCATAGGCTTCCTATCATCGAATGGATTGTCTACTTGGTTGTATTTGTATTTAAAGTTTGCTTTCCATGTACCGTCATCAGCAATAACAAATTTATATGTACCGTGGAACTGATCTGCTGGACCAAACTGACTGCCGAATTCTTTGCTGTCTATGTCAGGGTTAAAGTCTACTGTACATCTATAGCCGCCTCTGGTTAGCCACATCATTCTCAAGAAAGGCCATATCTCATTTACTAGACTGTCTGCGAATGGTGATATGTCTGGTTTAATTATGTTGTAGTCAAAGTCCTCATACTCAATCTCATGATATACATTTGGTTTATTAAGTCTAATAACATAGTGTTCTCTAGCTAGGTTGTGCCTAACAGGGTAACCAAACGGTACGTCAGTTGCGCCTACCATAAAGTCTATGAATGTATGGAACAGTTTAACCCTGTGCATAACATGTATGCCTGCAATAGTAAAGTCATTACTGATCCAATGGTTCTGATACTTGTGATAACTAATGTTCCACTTATGAGGATTCTGTCCTACAATAGTTTCAGGACCTACTGCCATACCTACACCAGCACCAATGTTGTTGATGTTCATGTTTCTGTTACGCCAAAGGAATGTCATTGTTCTTGCAAAGTCGTGATGTTGTTCTGTAGGAAAGCCTACGATCCAATTAGTCGCGGCATACACCCCATGCTTCTTACCTGACTTAAAGTTGTCTTCCATCTCTTTAATAGTTACGCCTTTAGCCATGTCGTCTAATACTTTCTGTGAACCTGACTCGCAACCGTAGTTAAGCATAATACAACCACCGGCGGCTAAGTCCTTGAAGTAGTCATCGTCCATGCGTCCGTCACAACGAGCATACCCAGTCCATCTCATCTTAATGTTCTTTTCTCTGAGTGCAATAGCAAATGCTCTAAGTTCATTTATGTTACCGTTAATCAAACTATCAATGAACCACATAATGTCTGCACCCTTCTCATAGTACAAGTATTCTGCTTCACGCAACACATCTATAGCAAGACGTTGTCTGTATTTCCAAAAGTGTGTTTCTTCGCAGAACGTACACTTAGCAGTACAACCACGTGAGAACTCTGAGGTTACTCCGTTGGGTACTTTGTATTCGTTAAAGTCTAAACCTTCGTAGTCAGGCATAGGCATATCATTAATATTGATACGCTCCATTTCTTCCTGTGTAATCTTATACATAGGACCTCGGTCTATACCATCTTCTTGATCTTGAAGTATAGCAAGTATAGCCGCTTCGCCTTCTCCTGTGCATATATAATCGTAGTAAGGTTGTATGTCAAACCAATCCTTCTGTACGTTAGATCCGCCTACAGCAATTTTAATGTGTGGCGCTCTCTTCTTAAGTTCTTTACACATCCACTTAGTTGGTTCTTCTGATATGTAGTATTGACTAAAGCCTACTACTTCGGGATTCTCTTCTATAATATGTTGCAAGCCTTCTTCGAGGATAGGCTCTAGCAAAGGATGTATATCATTCATGTATGTTTCACCTAGCCAATGCCAACTGGCAGAAGGATCCCATAACCTAAAAGGAATTAGCTTTTCAGGTTGCCAAATGTTTTGATGTGCGTTGTAGGCTTTAACATTTAAGTCAAGTATGCTTGTTTCGTACCCAGCACTCTTACAAACGCCACTTAGTCTTGCTAAGTTAAACGGTGGAAACTCTGGTGCCCACTCAGGACACATAACTAATATTAATTTTGTTGTTCTTGTTTTGTAGTCTACATAAACTGACTTTGTGTTCTTCTGCTGTACCTTCTTAGAAAATGGTGAAATCATATCCATCATCTGTTGATGTCGTTGATCCTCCACACTCATCTCAGGCTTTTCGTACCTGTCTTCATCAGCCTTGTCTACTGCAATGTTAGTAAGATTAAAATCTACATGTTTTTTATGTTCGTCCATATCCCTCTACTTTAAAACTCAGCTACTAAATCGTAGTCTGTGGTGTTTAATTTTTTCAGTGACAAGAAATGATTATAGTTATAATCTATAATCGGTTTCAGTTTCACTTGTAGTTCTAGCCACTCATCGTCTGTTAAATTTGTTAAACGTAATATTTCTTGCTCTATTGCTACATGCCTATCGTTGTCATCTTTTATAGTATCGTAATCTTCATTAAACAATCCTTCGAATGTTTTATATCCAACTACTCTCAAATACTTTAATGTTCCAGGCAATGCCGCAACAATAAATGGATGTCTATGAGCAATAGGCTTATAAACTTTCTCACTTATAAACACACCATCTGTATGTATACAGCAACACGGTCTAGTTCCTGTATCTATTAAATTATGATAAAAGTTTGTTTCGTTAACAACACTAAAATAACTGTTATCAAAGTAACCAGCATCTTCAACGTTAATATCTACAGGATTATCTCTTCCACTAGTTCTATTTAGCACTAAAGGCAACCTATTCCAGAGTTTATAGATATTTTCTATGTACGGATCATCTCTAAATTCTTTATCAATATTCTTATTATTTTTTATGTCCCACGAGCTTCTTGTAGAAAGGACTATGTCACTGTTCTTTATATCAAAACTTACATAACTTTTCTCGATTAGATCGTGCTCAAATAAGAATCCTACCATACGAGCTCGTTGCCATCTAGGCATTCTATTAAAGCAAAGTAACTTCTTTTCTCGTTTGCCTATCTTAAACTCTTTCCCTGCCCATACTGGGTGCTTAGTAAAGTCTAATGTTCTATTACCTTCGAATCCAGCCTCCATGGAAGTCTTAGTTACGTTCTCAAAACGCATACCACTAATAATTTTCATCTTAGGTTGTATACCCATCAGCTGACACATGTGATTATAACTTGCTGTGCCGTCCAATGAACTAGTTAACATGAACCATGTATTGCTTGGCATGTAATCAAGTTGGTCAATAAACCTATGTGCTTTGTGAATACTCTGCGGTTGTAAGGCTTCATCAGCATTAGAGAAAATAACTTTGTCTTTTCCTCTACCTAATGCTTTTTCTATTGCACTTAGTACTTCCATGTGGTTCACTCTATCGATTGCGTGGTCTTCATTAGCACCTGCGTATACTGGATATATTCTATGCCAGTACTCTACTAGCTCAGGATGTACGCCTAGTATTTGTTCTTGGAACATTCGATCAGCATGTTTACTAAAAGGTTTCATAAAGGTTGCTGTTGTACCTTGTCTGTCTTGTTGTTCCCACCTGTCGTTTTGCCAGAAGTAACATTCGTAGGCCCGACTTGCTTCACGAATCCAAGACGCTATATGAGGAGCTGGTAGCAACTTAGGTAATACAAACACAGTAGACCATGATTTGTATTGGCGCGGATTCTTAGCGTCTAATATTAATACAACGTTTGGACCCATTAGATTATTCTGTATGCGTGAGTTGGCGTTACTGTAGTCTTCCATAGTATTAAATTTTGCACCTAGCTTATGTAATGCATCTTTGAGAGGAAGGCTATCGCTATTCCACTCGCCCTCTACACAAATACACTCGCCGTGCTGACTAATGAAGCCTGCTTGCTCTGTTGCTTTTATATATTCCATTGGTCACCGTGCTCGTCCCAGGGCCACTGTGGGTCATCGAACACTTCTTGTAATGTTGTTTGTTTCATTATGTCGTCACTAAAGTCGGCGTATTGCTTACTAGCATCTCCTAATGGAAAGCCAATGTGTACTAACCAATCTCTGTACACAGGCGCACTAGGGTGATAGTCTGCAAACTCACTGCCGTCATGTGTACTTTTATATGTGTAATGTACCGGCCACTTGCATTCGTTATAAGTCCATAAACACGGCTCTACAATGTCTAAGTCGTTGTACATATTCTGTATGCTATGTGTTTCTTCGTCTGAGAAGCCTGCATAGTATCCTTGACCGTTTAAACCTAATCCCATTAAGCCTACACTATCAAACTGTTCTTGCTTTAGTGATTGTGTTACTGTGTCTATAATTGCACAATCACGCATAGTCATACCTTGCACATCTACATGTTCCTTAAAGTACTCTTCGCTGAACACATCGTCTCTACCAAATACATTACCTGGAGTACGCCATTGTCCTTTAATCCACTTGTCTTCTCTGTAGAAAGTACTCCAACAGATAACAACTAAGTCTTTGTTTGTTAAGGACATTTTTCTTTTTGCTTGACTAAGCATTGTTTGTATGTAACTGTTTCCTGCACCACACTTACCTAAGTTTGTAAACTCTGCATTAGGCATATCCTGTGCAAGTAAGTCGGCCCATGTTGCCCAGCGGTACCTAGTAAAACTACAGCCAAGTGTTACTAATCTATCGTACTTAGACAAGTCTATATCAGCAATGTTTGTATTGTAGTACATTAAAAGTCTCTGTTCATTTGTGCATTTATTATAGTTTCTTGCAATGTTTCTTTATTATCAGGACTAGCCCAACTAACAGCTTGCAACGGCTTATTTAAATCTGATTTCTCTATGTGAGTTATTCTACCTAGCCTACTACGTTCAGCCATTCTCTTGTAGTTATGCTGTAAGATTGGCCACATCTTAATATACAATGCATGGCATTCATCTAAACTTAACCCAGAGATGTAATCCATTATTTCTATTAGCTTTTCTGTTCTAACTAAGTGATCTTCTTCTAAGTCATATCCCTCGTCCCAGAAGTCTCCGAATGTTTTGTAACCTAACTTATGTAAGTATTGTATTGTATATGGAGGAGCAATTAATAAGAACGGTGTCTTAAATTGCATTGACTGTAATACTTTTTCTGATATGTTTGCAGTAGGTTGTCCGTAACGACTCTCGATACATATATCTACAAACGTTTCCCTGTACAATGGTTCCAGTGGTAAGTGTGTAGGGTTAACTACAACAGGGTTACCAATGTTATCAAAGTCTGTGTTCTCTGGATAATGGTGCCCAGCACATTCATGTGCAAACGTTGAGCTTCTTGCACCAACATCATACGTTAGTGGAACAACTTTGTTTAACATGTCTATGCCTTCTTTTAAGTTAGCAATAAACTTAGGCTCTCTATCAGGCTCTTGCTCTCCAGCACCGTTAACATTCATCCACGGGGTATCTAGTAACGTTTCAAGTGGCGTTTCGAAGAACCATATAATGTTACTGTTAATACCTTTAGTCTCGTACTGTTTTAGTATAGCACACATGATTGCTCTAATAGAAGTAAACCTCCAGCATGTGCAAACAAAATGTTTCTTGAAACTACGCTTAACAGTTATGTCTGCGTTGTTGTACATTATTAATTCGTTTAAGAACGGATCGTCACATAGCAGTTTCATTTGCTTGGCATAAGAACTACATGCTTTTTCTACGCCATAGTCACCTGTGTGTACTATTACATTATACAATTTATTCTGTCCAGCAAAGTAACCAATAGTATCTAGTTCGGTTGAACGTACTCTATTGTGTGTGCCTGTTCCGTTTACATTCTCTCTAGGAAACTCTGTATAGAATCCGTAATTATAAGCAGACCCCCAGTAACCAGCAAGAGGATCATTTTCATAGTACATGCATATTGGTTCGTACAAAAATATGTGTAAGCCTTTTTTGTTTAGTAGCTCTACAGTACTAGCGCCAAGTTTTAATTCTATTAACTGTTTGATCTCACCGTTGGCTTGATAAAACAAACACGGAGCATCAATATCCTCATCTTTGTTCCAGCGTCTAAACTCTGTCCAAGTTCTAATACGTGGAATATCTCGTATAGTTGCTTTCATAATGTTTGGGTGACTGATTGCACCCTCAGGAAAATTATGATATGCTAAACTACTTGTTACTTCTTCGTAGTTGATACTTAGCTCATCAGTAACTGCTTTGTTAGTAACTGTACTGGTTTTATCTAACTGTGCCATTAATAATTTACCTTATGTGCAAAGTCATATTTATGTTTGCTTTGTAAGGTCCTAAAGTTTTTGTCGCAAATTTCTTTTACGTTATCTAACCATGTATAAAGTTCTTCGCCTTGTAATGCATCTAAGCGTTTTGTTTCTTCTATAATCATTTGCATACGTTTAATATCGTCTTGCTCAGCATCGTAACTTTCATTGATATAAGGAGCAAACGATTTGTACCCTATGCTTTTGAGAGCTGACATACTTCCGCATGGTGCTATTAATATAAACGGGTGCTTAAAACTTATAGGCTTAAATACTTTCTCACTAAAAAATATACCGTGCTCTTCATCACTTTCGAAGTAATGGGTTTCACTTACTAAACTAAAATATGTTTCAGCATACATCCAATCATCTGATTCAATAAAGTCTGCTCTGTTTGTTACAAGCTCTTTGTGGTCAATATACTTAGGCGGCATGTTTACTAGCTCGTCCTTTATTGACATTAACTGTTTTGTAAGATTAATGTTTTTAGTATCTTTGCATAGTTGTAATAGAACAGGGAACATCTCAGTCCAGTCTCGATCATCGTCACTAGGACCAAAGCTAATTAGACCACTGTCTATTAATCCTTCTGCTAATAGCATAGAAACAAACAATGGTCTATGTGTGCGCCAACGTCTATTAAAGTTTAAAAATGATGTTGCATATTCTTTTTTCTCGAGTGTAGGCTTAAACTTAAGACGTTTATGACCTAGTAAATACTCTAGAGTATTGTTCGCACCCTTCTCAAAGTCTAAGATAATCTTTATTTTAATAGAGTCTTGGTTGTCTCTAGTAGCAACTATCTCTTGATTAAGTTTGTTTGCTTCAAAGGCACCTGTCATTAGTATAATCTTATGTGCAGGTATGCTGTAACGGTCCACTAGACCGCTGTAAACGTCTTGTACGCAACTTAAGAAGGCTTCGTGACTATTTGCCACAACTAAGTAAAAATTGCTATTAGAACGCTTTAAACGAGCTAAAACAGTAGAGTCAAGTAACTCTTCTAGTTGTATTAATCCTAACGCAGGACTCTTACGAAACTCTATAATGTAGTAATCGTTTTCAGACTCGCTCCAATCATGCATAAATGTAATCATAGGAGTATCACGCTCTTCAGACCATAATTTAATAACTTCGCCAAGTCTAGTAAGTTCTACATCAAAGAACGTTACCTTCGCTTCATGGTTAATCAATGCCAACTGCAATTACCTCCGTGTCTGCATTATGTCTCTTAGGAATAATAATATCCGTTCCACACATGCAATGATACTTGGTGCATGTAATTGTTCTTGGCCCTACTCTGCTTATGTCATCTAGTATGTGGCCTACTTGTCCACTTAGTCCGCAACTTGCCAGACTCACTTCACCTACAGGAGATATGAATACACAGTCACCTATGTCGCAACTCCAACCTGTAAAGAAGTTTTGCCTTTGAACAATAACATCGTTACTGTTGCAAACTGCTTCAGTGCCATCTTCGGTTAGTGTATAACTTGCAGTACCGCTCTCATGTTTGAAAGGATTTTCAATAGTACTTTCTTGTTCAGTTGAATGCTGTTCTATAAATTCTGTTTTCTTAAGATCCTTATATTCCCATGGACCAGCATTCACACTTAGCTCGTCGTACAGCGGAGTCCACTCTATAAAGTAGTTAGGCATAACTTTTTTTAAGTGCTCGCCAAATGCTACACATTCCCAGAACCTTTCATCGTGTAATAATATTTTTGAACTAAGGTAGTTTAGTTTGTCACATAAGTATATACTTGTTTCTGCGTACTGTTCTTTCTTTGATTGCTCAACATGGAAACTTGCAACAACATCATCAAACAAGTGTAAGTGTTTCTCCCACCATGCTCTTGGCCTACTTAAATTTGTGTTAATAGCAATAGTGCATTCGGGTAGTACATTTTTTAAATGTTCACAGATAGGAATAAAGTTTTTCCATGCTGTTGGTTCACCGCCACTAAAGAAAAACTTAAAGTGCTTATAGTCTTGTGTCTTATACTTTGCAATAATCTTATCTAAGTTTTCTATATATTTTTCTAGGTTACCTTCGTTAGGACTATCTCCAATCCAGTTGCCAGGGTTGCAGTATGTACAACTAAAGTTACAGAAATTGTTTACCTGCCAGGTTACACTAAGGTACTTCTCAGGTGCTGAGATCTCTACTAGTTTCTTTGACACCATTCGTAAACCTCATGTAATTGTGGGATGACGCTAATCATATTTTCATCTCGGATCATATCATATTCATCGTTGTTATCGAAAAACTCTAAAAGTTTTTCTTTGTTTTCTTTTCCTGTCCACAGCGTTTGGACTAACATCTTAAAGTCATTCCTTAAGTCTGTATCTTCCTCTGCATGGAACTTGCCTATGTAATGTTTTAGTTCTTTTATTATTTCTAGTCTAATAGCATTAGGTAATATTTGTATTGCCGCAAAGTCTGGGTATGTTAATACATTAACACGTGGTGGCAGTTCTCTACTTACAAACCCATTCTCATACATCCAATCATACATCTCACCATAGTTAAATATATTCCATATGCTTATAGTTGGAGTAATACCTACTTTAATATGCGGTGCTTTCTCTTTAATTGTAAGCATGTTGTTTTGTACTTTGTTCCAATTAAATCCCTTACGAATAAGTTCTCCTTGCTCACCAATTGAATCGATACTAGCCCATATCTCCATCTTAGGAAAATGGCTCCACAGTTCAATTAAGTCTCTGCCCTTATGGGATATCTTACTCATGTTAGTTGTATAGTTTAACTGTATGTTCTTCGCTAAGTCGTTTTCAATCCAGTAGTCTAAGCACTCATAGTGTTCAGGTGTTACTAGAATCTCGCCACCAGCAAAGTAACATTCCTCTACATCATCTAAGTAAGGTCTTAACTTATCCATGAACGAACCATCTGCGTTATTAGATATTAATGTTTTTGCTTTCTTATCATCTTCATGACCGAAACGTGTAATGAATACATGCTCTTCAATCATCTTTAATTTTTCTTCACCATGCAAGTTTGAACAAGCAGGCCCACAACTACGACACTTAAAGTTACAGATATTACTAAAACGTATGTCCATGTACTTTAACTTAAACTCGTCTATGCTACCATCACTGTTAGTTGACTCTATCATGTCTATATTATCTTTACCACGAACCATATTTTGACTTTGTCTTAAGGTCCATGTACCGTTATCTTCTAGTTCATAGCACCTAGAACATGCTTCATACGGTTCGTCATTGAGCATAGCATTACGCATTTTCTTATACTCATCGGAGTTCATCATATCTAAAATGGACTCGCCTTCTTTTAGTTCACTAACCGGAGCATCACTATCAGCAACACAACACGGCATAACTTGTTTGTTTGGCCATGCGTGGAAATGTATCCACGGTAGAACACAAAAATGTTTGCTGTCTTTTACTAGTTGTTTTGCTGTTTTCATTATTTTCCCTGTAACCTTCTTAACTCAGGAAATGTTTTAAAGAAGTCTTCGCCTCTTATATCATCTAACCTAAATGTATTCTTGAAGAAGTCTTCCTTACATTCTTCCCAATTATCTTCACCATCAGCAAAGTCGGCCGCACTATTAGTTATCCGATCTATGCATCCTTTGTTACCTTTAAAGAAACTTCTTACATTCTCTCCAGCAACCTTCTTCAACGCACTAGGCATTGCTTTTGCACTATAGTACTTAGGATTATCACATAAGTATAATGTGTGGTACCAATCATGATCAAAGTCTACTAGTCCTTGTAGTCTCATGTATTCATAAAACTCAGGTATTGTCGCATAGTTCATTATACTGAATACTGTATTGATTTGGAAGTTCACATAATCAAGTGCTTTAAATGTTTTTAAGTTCTCTTCAACCTTGCCCCAATTAGTTCCTGACCGCATTAGTTCAGCACGGTCTCCATAATGGTCAACTGAACAACTTAATTCTATGTTGTCAAAGTGTTTCCAAAGTTCTAATATATCATACTGCTTGTAGCTCAGTGTACTAGCATTTGTATTGTAACGCAATGTTACATCAGTCCTGCCTTTGCGTATCATGTCCTCTAGTATAACATAATGCTCAGGAGTAATCAACGGTTCGCCACCAGCGAAGTAAGCCAGGTCTATATGTTCAACTTGATCTAATATCTCTTCTAGTACAGTTCCTTCGTTATCGTCAACGTGTATAATAATAGGTCCATCTGGATTATAAGTTTTCTTATCCTCCAATGCCCATTGCGAACTAAACTCTGTTCCACAACTACGACATTTAAAGTTACATATATTACTAAACCTTATATCAAAGTATTTCATTTTAAGTTCGTCTACATGTCCATCGGTGTGCGTCATTGCCAATGATTCATCGAATGAGTCAGAGAAGTTATCCATGCTGTATGTACGGAAGCTATGTGGGCCAGCCTTTTCATGACTATAACAAAAGTTACATATCTCAGACTTCTTACCTGCTAACATATTTAATCGTAAGTCTTTCATGTAGTCTGTGTTGAATGCTTCTTTAAGGCTCATGTCTCTAGCATTACCAATTGGATTAGTATAGTCGTTACTACAACAAGGGTATATGTCTCCTTTAGGTGTTGCATTCAAGTGTACCCAAGGGAACATACAAAACGTTTTACTATCTGTAAGCAATGCTTCTTTGTCTAAGTCCTGTAGTTTTATGTAATCACTCATATAAATTTCTCAGTTCAGGAAACACTTCTACAAAACTTTCATTCCTTAATTTATCTAGCCTAGTAGTTTCTGCAACAAACTCAGCCCTAACATTATTAAAATCAGTACCAGAAGAGTCAACCAAATCAGGAAACGCAATTATATTTGATATTGTGTTTTTAAAATCATACTGTCTCTTTTTGTATGTTAATATTAGTCTGTCATTACTGCTAACATATTTTACTATATTTTCTATGCCTTGTCTACCTTTATCTTTTAATTCTTGCGGTAAGTTAAACACACTAATCCATTCAGGATTAGATACAGGATTCAGTTGCCAGTCGCCTCCAGGCATAAGTCCTGTGCTTAACATTTTCTTATAAAATTCTTCTAGTGTAGTATAGTTTAACATACTAACAGTTGAACTAATTTGTAAATTAACATTAGGCTCTAGTAATAATGTTTTAATATTTGCTTCTATATCCTTCCACTTAGTTCCACTTCTAATATATTCTGCTCTGTCGTCACAGTGATCAATACTACTGTAAATATTTACAGGATGATCAAACTGTTCCCACAGCTCTAATACGTTATACTTTTTAAACTTTAGTTTACTTAGGTTAGTGTTGTAACTTAGTTTAACATCAGCTCTACCTTGCTTAATTAATTCTTCGAGCATCTTGTAATGGTAGTCGTCAACTAACGGCTCCCCACCAGCAAAGTAACATTCTTCCATGTACGGTATGTGCTCTAGCAACTCGTCAAATATATCTTTGTTACGTTCAGGCATCATATCTGTTGTTAAGTTTATGCCTTGCTTCTTATCTTCGGCTTCCCACAAACTACTATAGCCAGAGTTACAAGAACGGCACTTCATATTACATACGTGGCTAAGTCTAAAGTCAAAATATTTCATTTCAAAATCTGCTAAGTGACCGTCTCTTGCTGTACGCCTTAAGACTTTCTTTTTCCATTTGCCATACTTCTCATTTGCAGTATTCCTAAAACTATATGTGCCAGTGCCACTGTCTTCTATCTTATGACAGCCATTACATACTTCGTGCCTCTTACCTGCTATCATGTCTAGTCGTAATTGTTTCATGAAGTCTGAATTAACCATTTCTTCAATTGACAAATTCTTTCTCCCTATAGAATGAGAATACTTCATGTTGCCAATACAACATGGCAATGGCTTACCATCAGGAGTTACATGCATATGAACAAATGGTAACATGCAAAATGCATTGTTGTCCTTTGAATGTGGAATGTAGTTATCTATGTGATTCTTTTTTGGCATTACTTTACTTCTACTAATTGTATATCGCTGGCATTAAGTTCACCGCACATGTTATAAAAGCCTTCCATCTCTGGGAAAGTCTCTAGGAAGTTTGTGTCTCTACGTCTGTCGTACTCGTTAAACCATTTGTAGAAATCAATTCTACCTCTGCGTATTTTCTCATCGTCGTACGGTGTGGTAGCAAAATAATCTCTTACTCGTCTAAAACGTTCATACTCTAATTCACTAAACATTGTTCTATCATCTTCAACAAGGTTGTCCTTAACAAAAGATAAGATGTCATCGAAGTAAGGTAAGAACTCTTCTTTAGGTAATATGTGCATGTCATACTGCAACGGTTCTTTGAGGTACGGTGTATCAAATCTAATCTTTCTTACGTTAGGTTCACTGCCTAAGTTATTTGGTATAATGTCTTCGTACGTCTTGCGCCACTCTAATACTTTTTTCAAGTACTCTTTAAATGTTGTAACACTTAGCACATTGAATGTTACCATGTGTGTTATATGACTTTTAACGCCACGCAAGTATATGTCTTGATTCTTTTCCCAAAGTTCAATGTCTAAACCTGTTCTAATATATTCAGCACGTTTGCCCCATGTATCAATGGAACTAAACATTTTAAAGCCACGTATTTTATTGTTCTCTGTTAGTTCTTTAACTACTTCTACTAATCTCTCTACACGTCTGCTAGTGTATCCTAAGTTAGTGTTAACGTTAATTTCTATATTTGGCTTTGGGTTCTCACTAAGTTCTTCGAACAGTCTCCAAGTAGTTTTATGCAAGATCGGTTCGCCGCCTGTTATCCTAAGTATGTTTAATGTTTCGCTTACCTCAGGCCACCACTTCCACCATGCTTCGACGTACGGAGAATCCTCATCGTAAATATCAAACCAGTCTATGTCAGCTTGGTGATTGCTAACCATATTGTACGGACCATGCTTCTTAATCTCTGCTCTATATAAGCTACTATGCATTGGATGACAGTACCCACACTTAAAGTTACACTCGTTACTGAATGCAATTTCTACATACTCTGGATTAATTTTATAGTCAGGTGGATTATATATAATCTCATTTAATCTATCTTCTGTGTATATGCTACTGTTACGAATATGCCTGTCCGAAACATGCTTCTCTTCGCCTTCAGCTTTGTTCTCATCCATCTCTTCTACGTTCCAGCAGTACTGACAGCCACTTGGCTTATCACCGTTGAGCATTTGAATACGTTCATCAATTTTCTGCGGTGTGTTATGTAGTACACTTGGGTCGTACTTTAATTCTTGTAAAGGTATGTCATGTGGCTTAGGGTGGTAGCAACTATGCGTCTGCCCTCTATGTAAGTAAATAGTTGTGTGGTGCCACTTAGCCAGACAGAATGTCTCACTAATCTCATTAGTAAGCAGTTCGTCTATTTCTTCTATTCGCCCTATTCTATCACTCATATTATACCTAGTATAGCAGGAGCGAACCCCTGCTATGTTTTATTATCCCTGTTTAATTCTCGTATTACCGTAATGCACAACCTTCACGCCTTCGATATTAGGAATCTGTCTCCACGGGTCTAACACAATACTACCGACTGGAAACTGTAACTCAGTTCCGTTGCCTGTAGAAACAGACAATGCTGTGTCGCAATCTGTTCTATTATGTTTGCCGTTGTACCATCCTGGTACGTTATCTAGTTGGTCACCATAAGTGATACCTGGATTGTGTGCTAGTAAGTATACTGCTGGCTCACTAAGTTTATCGTCTAACGGCACGTCACCAGTTTTCTCATCATAGTAATGTAATTCAAATCCTGCTTTTTGTATGTAGTGTCCTACTAGCATACTGGCCGAACCTGCATCATATTCTACTAAAGGCTTGTAAGCCTTACCGACTATAATGATTGGCAATCCGTTTACTATATCACCTGCTAACTCCATTAAACGTTTTGCCATGTTCTCTGCTTGTACTTCTCGTGAAAGCATCACAGCATCAAACAAGTCGTAACCTAACCCTAAGTTCTCAGCCATCCACCGTAGTGCGATATTATCTCTTGGGTGACAAGCACCACCATCGCCCATACCCGGCTTCATATATCCAGGTCCCATGATACGTCTATCACTTGAAGCTAATGCATCACAAACAACTTCCGCGTTTATGTTACCTTGCTTTTCTGCAACGTCTTGAATCATATTTACTAAGGATACTTTTGCTGATATAAATGTATTGTAAAATACTTTAATGCACTCACATTCATCCCAGGTACCTATAATATACCTTGGATCGTTCTGCATTATTGTTTTATAAAAGTCTACAAGTTGTTTTGCATCACCTGTTTCACTTCCATCTGCGGTTCCAATCATTACCATTTCTGGATTAACCATATCCCATTTTACTGTACCCATTGCAATTAAGTATGGGTTGTAAATAAAACGAGCATTAGTTAAGAGTGGAATAAACTCACGTCTAACAGTACCTGGTAGTACTGTGCTAATAAGGACTATTAGTTGTTCATTGGTTGCTACCGCATTTACTTTCCTAAGGATATCTTTAACTATACTGTAATCGAAATCCTTATTAGGTAAATGGCTGGTAGGTGCTTTTCCATCATACTGTGGGTCATGCGGTGTAGGCACAGCAACAAAGACAATTTCTTGTCCTCTTACTGCATCTTCCACTGTATCAACCATTGCAAAGTTTTCAGGCTCTACAGGGTTAATGTCAAACCCAACAACATCATGTACTTCAGCGACCATTTCGGCGCAGGCTTGTCCTAACTTGCCAACTCCGATAAATCCGACTGAGGCCATTTTTATCTCCTGTTGTTAGTAGTATTTTTAAACTACGCTGTTATTTATCAGGATTGAATTCAGGTTTTATATGTATTTGGTTAGCTTCATATAGAATATTCATGCTGTTCCAGAAGTCGTAAAATTGTTGAGGGGTAAGTATGCAAGGATTATCGCTGTCGTCGTCACCTAAATATTTTTCAATAGAGACAACACCTTTGTATGCTACAGCAATACCTGGGAATATTCCAGCTTCACGACTCTCGTATGCTATTGCAACATCAGGGAAAGCCTGTTGTAAATCATCTATGTGTGCTAGTTCAAGCTCTTCTATTTTAGGCGGAAACTCGCTACTAGCATAGTATACAGTTAGTTTATCTCTACCTGACTCTTTATAATATCGCATAACATCATGTACATGCTGATGACTATATATAACATGATCAAAGTTATCTTTAGCATAGCGTATCAAGTCTTCAATCGGTTCTATAGCATCATAATGAAGTTTAAGTATGTGTGCATTGCAATGCTCGTTGACCCAGGCCGCGGCCTGATCATCAGTAACACTCCATATAAGCGGTATGCCAATATCTTTGCAAAAGTCTGTTATTGCTATTGCGTTGCTAGGAGTAAGTTCTGAACGTTTGGCTACATCAATGTATGCCATTGTCCCCCACTTACTTGCAATAGGAACATACTTTTTATTTTTAGGAACAGTTAATGTGGGTGTACTTTTACTAAGAACGATTGCATCGGCATTGCCTGTTGCGGCTGATACTACTCGTTGTTTTAATACCTCAATGTCGTTCTCATGCCCTATTCCGATATTTGCATAAAGTTTAATTGCCACCACCTATCAAGCCCTTCTCAAGCAAGTCTTGAATTTGTTTTTCTCTAATCATTACACCCCAGCGTTTAGGGTTAACAAATGTCTTCTTAAAGAACTCACACATCTTAGGGTCCGGATTAAACAACATCATTTGATTTACGTTGTCGTTAAGCCTATCACCTAGTTCACATACTTCGGTGTATAATGCGTCCTTATCCCATAATAGTTTACTATACTTACATTTTTGATCAGCATTAGTATTAAAGTTAATAGCAACCTCATCATAGAAGAATGATTTAAACCAGTCATAGTCTGATATTAAATTAACCTCCCAGTCGCTAGTTACAGCCATCTCACAGCCTAGTCTTGCTCCATAGATAGCCCATAAGCCATTTTCTATATCACTACCAATGTTGCACCATGTTTGTAGTCTATTATAATTTCCATACCATATTTTTTCTTGGAACTCGTCTGCCCTAACTCTCTTCCCTTGATCCAAACTCATTTTAACACCTTCCCTAAACCCTGCTCTAAATGCCTGGAAAGGACTTGCTGTTTGGTGTACTTCTGAGAATGTGTCGTTAAGTTGTATGTAGTTTAACTTCCAACAAAACTCCATGCCCTCACCGTCATCCGATGCTTCATGGGTGCTAATTGTTTTAGTGTATTCCGTAGGCCAACATTTAAGTCCGCCGTTACCATATACTAATCCATTTAAAATGTTTTTACCGTTCCAACTAAATATGCTCTGGCTAATATCGTTACCGTCATGATCAGTGTCTGGGAAGTCTAATGCTTGTTCAAAGAAGTCTGGCATAACAATGTTGTCGCCGTCTACTGTGATAAATCGTTCTGTTTCTGCTTGATTGGCGCATTCTTTATGTGCGGCATCAAACCCTTTAACGCCGTGTACTCGTTTAGCCCAAGGTACTTTGTTTAATAAGTCAGCCCAATGCTCTTCGCAATTAGGTTCGTCATATGAGATATAAAATATATCTAATTCTGTGACATCTTGTTTTGGCATTATGTATGTGTCTCTTTGCGTTTGTTGTAGAGCAAGTTGTTGGTACCGGTAGCAAATGCAAAGAAGTCATCAGCATAACTGTTAAAACCGGGAATAACATCTGTAATGTTATTTATTGTTTGTTGATGTATTTTCATAGCATGTTCTTGATTATATGTAATGCGTCCTTGTATATATTCTAAATCTAAGTTCTCTATGTTATTTAATACTTTTTGCGTATTATCGACGCAAGTTTTGAACTCACTTAACGTATTTCTATTATAGGGGTAAATATCTTTGTTGACACCCGCATGAGGCAACCATTCTGTAGTAGCGTCTGGCTGGTATAGTTTAAATCCTAACGTTGTTAGTTTATTTACAAATTGAGGATGTATGTACACAAACGGATACCCAAGCACAATAGGCTTAAACGTTTTCTCTGTTACATGAGCTAAACTGGATGCACTAGTCTCTGCAACTATTTCGACTGCAACATCGTTGTATAGCTCTGGAGGAAGCATGTCAAAATCCTTACGTCCAGTCTCATTTAGCCACGGTCTATCTATAACTTTAGCAACATTGTTAACCATGCTTCTCATAGCATCAAACGAATGGGGTTGATTATCGTAAACAGTTGTCCACGCTTCAAAAAGTTTTACCTCTGAATGCTCAGACCAATGTTCCATTTGTTCATATGTCATACAAGCATATTTTAAACTATCGCTTATACTAGAGTGCAAAAAATAGTAAAGTGCAGGGAATCTTGATGGCTTCCACAGCTTACCAGGAAGAAATAATACTTTTGAATTAGACGGTTTCCATGTAAGATTTTCAATATTGTCTTTAGTGTATGTACTTATAGCTTGATGCAAAAACCACCATATGCTTAACACGTTATCATATTGTTCGGCATGTTGAAACGTTGAATTAGTTAGAATTAAATAGTTACTAACAAACTTAGTGCTGTTAATATGTTTAGTTAAACAGTCGCACCAAAGTCGCATACCATCGGAATCTGCATTTTCTTCGATATTTAATAACACTATTACTTGTAAATTTTCTGCTAGTGCAATATCAATAATTTTGTTTACTAGCACAGCCGCCGCGTGGCCTATGTCAACATCATCATTAGTGGCCGCCGTGGGTATATGGGCAACCGCACAGTCATCAAAAAACTGTATATTAAAAGGATAACCACCTTCTTGCCAAGAGACACGTCTCATTTAACTACGTTGGTACTTGTCGAATAATTTTACTGTGTACACACTACAATGTCGTAAGTCACCTAAAAGTTTTCGTGTAACTTTCTTTTCTGTAATTAGTTCTGCAAGACTTATAATTTCATAATGAAACATTGTGTGTGGATCGTGCTCGGCTGTTAAGAAGAACTTTAATAATCGTTGCCCTTTAATAGTTGCACTAATTGGGTACACATCTTTGTACACTTCTTTTGATTTGTTACTTAAACTAACAACCAATTCGTCTACATTTACAGAACATTTAATATCAAATGATGTACTCTTGCCGTAATCAATTTCGTTAAGGAAATCTTTTTCTGCTTCTGTGTATATTGTGTTGATGCTTTTTAGTTCAATGCTGTATAAGTTATCTACTTTAGGATCAATATTTACTCTGTACTTATGAGACTCCGTTTGATTACTTGTTAAGATAGTTAACTGCTCTTGAGAAAAGTTAAACGTTTGCCAGCCTTCTTGTATGTGTGTATCTGTGTTTTGTGTTAGACAAACTATCTCACCACTTTTATCAAAGTATAATTTCCACTCTTTGTCTTTTTGAGCTTGTATTAGATTTTCAGCACCACCTGCCTTTTCTTTTTCAGCAAGGAAACGTTTCCTTCTTTCTAGTGCGGCATTAGATACAACGTTATCTTGTTGTGCTTCTTCTACCACAGCCTTCTTAGTAGTCTTTGTTTTCTTTTTAGTAGGCATAAGAATCCTCCATTTGTTTAATCATTTTGTCTGTTAGCCACTCGTCTTCTACATAATGGAATGGTAGTTGTTGTTGGAAGTTTCCTACCTTAAAATTCTTACAATCTTTATAGTATGTAGGCAAACTATCGGTCCATGTTTCGCTAAGTGCGGCACCTTTTACTTCTTGTATATGACTTTTCATATGTATAAATGTAGGTACTGCTTCAATATTTTCTCTACAACATTCTTGTTCAATTCCCAGTAGTTGCATTGCTAAAGCAAATGCTACGTCTCCACTGAGCCAATCAGGCTTGCCTTTTGGCATATACCTGTGAAAGAATCTTTGCCAATGCTGGAATATAATTTCAGTCATTGCGAATAGCTCACTTGCTAGATCACTTTGTTTAAAGTAAAAGAATGCTGTGTAGACATTAGGTAAGCCATTTGCAACAAAGTATTTTCTGTAGTAATCACTGTTAACAACCTCGCCTCGGTATGTTCTAACTTTAGTTGTTACCCAAACATCACGTTGACCCATAATATCCCACCAATGACTTACATCTGTAGGGAATAACATATCAGTATCTAATACTACAGTCTCATCATACGGAGTCATATAGTAATACTTCCACTTGTTATTAATTTTCCATTCGGCATTTTCTGCGTCGTCTGACCAAGGTATGTCAACAATATTATCAAATACTTTTGTATGCTTAGGCTTAATTAGTTCTCTAGTCGCTGGGTCTACACACACCGTTAGATTGCTTACAACCGTCTGTGTTGCTTTTAAATTCAATGCTAGTGCATACGCCTGCTTTAAGTAATCAGTCGTGCTGTTGTTTTGTGCTATTACTATATAACCCTTACTCATTTGCTATTCTCTCTAATACTTTATTCTTTTCATCGTCAGTCATTGTATACCAGTCTCGCATCTCGGTAGCAGTTCTAAAACAACCGATACAATACTCTCCGCTCTCATCAAAAGTACAAACTTTGATACACGGACTTATTACTGTTGAGGGAGGCCTAGCCTTTCCCCTTCTCAAATCTTCTTCCAATCCTCTTTAAACAAACAGAACCTACTATGTCCGCTAGATGTTTTATAAACAAATTGTGCCGCTAACAGTTGTATTACTTTGCCTTCAAACTTTCCATTAAGACGACATGTGTGTTCTATCTTATCGCCTAGCTCAGGTTTCTTACGGCTACTCATGTTCCTACAGTTTCTATTTCTTGTGCCTTAGCAATTTTCTTTGTAGGTGCTTTAGGCTGTGTAATAAACTTAATTAGTTCATCACCGATTCTATTTATAGCCCACTTATTCATAACATGTAGATCAACTCCCTTCCATCTAGTAAGAATAAAGTCGCCCGGACTCCTGACTTTTTCTAAATATAATAATAGATCGTTGCTCGCCAATGCTCTATCAACATCATCAAGATCAAATGTTTTATATAATTTGTGTGGTAACTGTGCTACGCCTTTGTCTTGGTAGCCTCCAATCATGTGGGCGGCAATACTAAAACTATAATCGTTTCTATACATGCTTCCTTGCCACTTGTATAAGTCTCTGTAAAAATCTTTGTTGTTCTTAACATGCTTTACAAAATTAAAAAATGTTTCTGCATACGTTGACTTTTTAAAATAAACTACTGTAGCCCAATACATTGTTATACCAGTTGGACCGAGTCTATCTAGTTCCTCAAAGTTTCTTTCTGATAGTACGTCCTGAAACTCCCAATTCATCATTAGTTCATTGTTATGTCCCCAACATTGATTGAGAGCATCACTCTGTATTAAGTAATCTACATCTAGTAAAATTGTTTCATCATATGGAGAGATATCATATGCATCGCACCTGTTAACATTGTAAAACTGTAACTGTTTTGATGTATGACTAGTGTCTTTATACATGCGTATGTTACTTTGCTTGAACTCCATGTCTTTATCAACTACAACTATATTTTTAAATGCTTGTTGCATTTTTCTAATACCAATAGTTTTTTTGCCATGCTCGAGACTATGAGGATCAGTTACTACAGTAATTTGTGTTCGATCTAATCCCATGTGTTCTTGTATCAATAGACTGTTAACGTATGCTAACTTAATGTAATCTATTTCAGTATTGTTATGGGCGAACATTATCACCCCACGACTATTCGCCACTGTCGCTTCCTGGATTATTTAAGTCTAGTACAGACGATACATTTCTTGCTTTTCTAATTTTTTCATATTCTATGTAATAGTCATTAGTAACTTCAAAGTATCTGCTCATAATCTCTGCATAGAAGTTTGACAAATCGATTGCAATAGGATGATTATATACATCTAATAGAATAGCTTCAGTGTGTTTATCGTCAAGCAATACTTTAACAAAAGTAATTAGTTCACGGTCAATAGTAAACGTACCACCGTTAATACTGTAACTAAGCAAACTTTCTGTCTTTGCTTTCAATACATCTTTCTGATTGTTAAGTGTTTGCCTATAATTAGAAAATTCTAATGCTGTTTGTAGTTTAGCCGCCATATTTTAACTCTCGTGTATTTATACTGATATTTAAGCCAAAAAAAAGCCAGTCAATGAATAAACTGGCTTTTTTATAGTTGTGTATTAAATTACGAGCCTGTTACAGATCCAACGCTATCTACTGGAACACCAAAGCTAAATCCTGAGCCACTTGCATCTGGTTGCCATCTTCTAGCATTTAAAGTTAATGTACCTGTTGCTGGTGCATCGATTACGTTATCTGATGCATCAACTAATGTTGTTTTAAATGTAACTACAGTTGGATTAGTTGTTGAATTTACTTTACCAAACACTTTAATATAGTCATTACTGTATGGTGAACTTGCACCGTAGTAAGACCAAAGCTCTGCAAAACTTGTTGTTAGTTCGTAAAAACCTTTTCCTTGACTTGTTCCTGCGTCAGCACTTGCTGTATCATATTTTAGATAGAAATTACCCATACCACTTAATCTGTTAACATGTGCTGTATACTGAGCACCAGATGATCCTGTGTAACTTCCTGAAACTCCAAGTTGGCCACCACCGTTAAAGAAACCTCTAGCTTCTGCTTCATTGGAAAACGTCCATGTAGTTTCTTGATTTAGTGTACCAGTCCACGATGTTGTACGAGTTGCACTTGCATCTGTTGATACTGTTGTAGTTGAAGGACCGAAACGATCATTCCAGCAATCTTGGATATTTAACATTAAGTTAGTCCATGTTGCCGCTACAATATTAGTACTTGTTGTGACGTCTGTGTTAACGTTAGCTCTTAAAGAAACCCCTAAGAATGCACACATAGCCTGTACGTCATCCTGTAGGTCTTTAAAACCACCTGCGCCTGCTGTTGTTATAGAGCTACCTGCTGATGCTGATGCAACGCCGGCTCCGCCTTGTCCCCAACCATACGTTGATGCCGCGGTATATGTTCCTAATGTAACATCTTGTGCGTTAGACATTAATGCGTTTACGTTAGTACGAGCATTGGTGAAGTCTAAATCATCAATGGTATCGCCAGTATTAACGCCTGTCATAGTAGTACCACCTGATACTGTTATACTTGATCCTGATGCCATTTAATTCTCCTAATAATTCTATTTATTATATAGTGTATTTATCTAGTTTACGCCGATGACTGCTTCAATAACTCCAGCATCACCGTCTTCTTTGTTTTCTAAAGCTCTACCAATAACTGCTCTAGCGTCATATTGATCACTGCCTAAAGCCCAGGCCAACCCTGGTACATCACTTGATACGAGCCTTTCGCCCTTGTTAATTTTTCCTATAACCCTAACTGGACATCTTCCTGCCATTGCTACTGGTAAACCCTCTGCACCACTGTTCATTAAGTATGCTGGGTCTGTAGATATCACACCAAACACATCTGTGTCTGCGTGATTCTCTGTTTGTGTTATTTCTGCACTTCCGCCCAGTTTCACAACTGTGCCTGATTCGTAGTCAGCGTCTGCTGAATATATTTCAGCCAAATCCGCATATCTTGCCGTTGTTGCTACGCCACTAAATACGCCGGCTGTTAAAGTATTAGTACTAGGAATATACTGCAATCCTGTATCTGTTTTTAATTCTTGGTAGCTTGTTGCACCAGTACTAAACGTAATAGAGTGGGAACCAGCCGCTGAATTTTCAGCAGTTAATTTAAGTGTGTTTGCCTTAGTAGCAATACCGGTCATTGTACCAGAAACTGTTGCATTAGTAAATGCACTTGTTCCTGAACTTGTAACATCACCTGTTAAGGCTCCAACTAATGCAGTCGAAGTAATACTTGTCATGCCTGTTAGTGTTGTATCTAAACTTGTTGTTACATCACTGCCTGAAGCAACTGATGTTAATCCAGCACCTGTTTTAATGCCTAATGTTTCAGCATCTAAGTTAATAGAAAATGTGCCACTGTCTCCAACAACTGTTAAGTCATCATCTGATGCTGTTACTTGTGAGTCAACGTATGCTTTAACTGATTGCTGAGTTGGGATAAGTGTAGCACTATTAGATACCATGTTATCTTCGTCAACAAAAGCTGTTGCTGTAATTGAACCATCGCTTAATGATCCAAATGTTAATACGCCCGTTGCCGCGATATCTGTTGTTGATAGTGTATTGGATAGTGGAATGTATGACAAACCAGCATCACTTTCTAATTCATATTGTGTATCATCTGTTGAAGCGTTAACGAATGTTAAGTATCTAGCATTGCCTAATGAACCTTGGTTGTCAATAAGTACTTTAGATGATGCACCTGTAATAGAACTTGAACCTGATAGTATTAATGAACCGTTACTGATTGTTAAGTCTGTTCCAGAGCTTAATGTTATATCACTGTTAAATGTTGTTCCGCCTACAAATGTTGTTGTACCGTTTACTGTAATAACGTCTGCACCAGCATCACCTAAGTTAACTGCACCGTTTAGTGTAGTAACTCCAGAAATTGTTGCACTTGATAATGATGATAAACTAGAAACTGTTACTGCTGTTGCATTAATTGTTGCTATAGTGGCTGTGCCATCTACAGTAAGTGATTGTGTATCAATTGCATTACCATATATATTTTCAACTTTTTGTGCATCTGTGCCTAGTGTTTGCGTGTTAACACCGTTAAGTGTCAATGTACCGTTAATAGTAGTATCGCCGCCTAGTATAGAACCTGCTGTAACAACAATGTTTGCAAATGTGGCTGTGCTTGTAGTACCTGTAACATCACCTGATACACCAATACTTCCGGCTACTGTTAAGTCACCTGTCACACTAGCCGCGCCTGGAATATTTAATTGAGTGTTAACTGTTAGTGTATCAACAAATCCAGTTGAGACAGGATTAGATGCATCACCTAATGCTGTTGCATATAGTGTTGCAAAGTTTGATGTTTGTGATGCTTCGTATTCTGCACGTTGGTTAGAACCAGGTAATATAATACCTGCTGTTCTACCTGTTCTTGCTGAAGCAATACCACCAGACCCTGTAAGTTCTGGATAGTAATCAATTGTTTCAGAACCAATTGGTGTTGCAGTTGGGTTAGCAATAGTAAATGATGCATGGTCGGAATACAATGTCATTATTGTTTCTTTCTGACCGTTTACTGTTGTAGTACCTACGTTGCTACCAGATCCTGATTTAATGTAAACTAGTGCTAAGACAGGAAGGGTTAAACCTCCAGATGTCTTTAAAAATAGTGTTCTTAGTCTAGTACCGTAATGAGCTGGTGAGCCGTTTGTTGCATTTGATGAGTAAGAAGTTGTTACTTCTCCTGGGTAACTTGCTTCTACAAATGAAGTACCGTTGTGTATTTCTAATTTATTTGTATCCTGATTAAAAAACTGTGTGCCTGCGCCTTCACCCTCTGTTGGCCTACTGCCAGTGGCGCCAACCACAACACCTGTTCTTTTCCAGTCTGTTCCGTCCCATACTCTTAATAAGCTCTCACCTTTGTCAAACCAAATTTGACCAATAAGTTTAGTGCCTGGAGTTGGTTCTGCAACGCCGGCAAAATTCTCAAGATGCCTAATAGTGTTCTGGGCAAAGTATTGTCCATAGTTTGCTGAGTTACGTCCAACTAATGCAAGCGAAAACTGTGTAGTTTCTACTGCATTATCGGCAACGGTATATGTTAATGTACCGTCTTTGTTTGTTATTTCATATGCCATCAGAGGATTCCCTCATTAAATTATCTGTTTTCATTATTGTTATTTATCATCTTCTATTAAGTGCGTACATATTTAAATTCTCTAAATGCCGAAGCCACCGAAGTCTATTACAATATTAGAGAAATCAATGTCGTCGATATTGATTGGGTTAGCTTCTAACCAGGCTATTGCCGCCGCAATGTCAACATCTTCAACTACAGCATTTACTGTTGGTTGAATGGCAACTGGTGCTACATAGCCACAGGTTGATGAGTTGTATGCTATTACACTATTATAACTTCCGCCATTTCCATCAGCATAAGTTCCCATTAATGTTGTACCGACGCAATGCTGAGTAACATAAGTTCCATAAGGACTATATACTGTGTTGATACTGATTCCACCTTCTTGACTATTGTCAATTGTAGTATCGTCGGTAATTACAACAACAGTTGTTGTAATTCCGTTTTCGATGACAGTTCCACCATCTACTGCTGTTGATTTAGGTGTTCCATTTGCGTAATAGTAGCCAGATGCCATTGCCATTGCATAACTATCATAGCCAACTGCTATCCACCAACCGTCAGTTACTGTATCTATAATAACTGTTGTAGTCTTTAAAGATCCATCATAGTTATACAAGCCAGTAGCTATAGCTTCAACGTAATTATCATAACCTGCTGTTGTCCACCAGTATACTGGTACAAATACAGGTGGTATCAATGTTCCATCTTCGTAGTACAAGCCAGTTGCCATTGCTAGTGCATGGGTAGCGAAGCCTAATTCAATCCACCAATATGTAGTTACTGTAGTGCCAATCCATCCCGGAATGTTAGTTGCCATAGCTGTTAAAGTAATAGTTCCACCAGTTATTGTTGCCTTACTATCTGTGTTGTAGAACTGCCAAGTAAACACACAAGATGAAGTATGTATACTGCTAAAAAGGTTTTCTGCATCTACATTTAATGTACATGTACTGCCTGAGAAACTTGTTGAAGCTATAGCGTCTCCCATAGCTATTCTCTGTCCTGGCCCCCAATAACTATAGTTAACGTTGTTGTCATAGAAGATATCAGGTTGCCATAATATGTCTTCTTGACTAGTAAAGCTCGTAATTTCCCCAACTCCGGTTATCTTTGGAATCCAGGCGCCTTCTAAAGGTATTGGAGATGCATAAGACAATGCTCCGGAATTATTACCAATATATGATCCTTGTCTACCAACAGTAAATGTTGAATCACTATTTAATGTTACACTTACTGCAACTGTTCCATTATAGCCTGATTCCAAAGAATGGCCGCCTGATGCCAATGCTGAGATTGATGATAAGGTTACAGTAGGTAAGGTAACTGGCTCTGCATGTATATTTGTAATTGTTAATGTACCTGAACTATGATAAAGTATGCCGTCCCTATAAACACTAATAACACCAGTTTCATCTGCATAATGAGTAGCTCGTGTAGTTGATGTTACTGTAAACGATCCTGTGTAAACGTTTTGTGCAGTAAATGATGTTGTAAAACTACCACTGGTTGCAGTAACTGATGCGGCCGGAAACGTTGTGTCCCAGGTATAATTATTTTGTGTAAAGTTCACACCAACAAGTGTCATCGTAAATGCCGAGCCTTCGTCAAGCGTACTTACATTTACACCTGTTTGACTTGTTACTATCGTTGGCTCACCTGTATTAGTTACTGTACAAGTTTTTGTAATTGCAGTCGCATCATTCCATGCAGGTGTGCCAGCAACTGGTGTAGCTGTTAGGCTTATAGTCCTTGTTGCAGAGCTATTGCTAGGCTGTGTTTGCCATGTAAATGTCATCGAATTTGCTGTTATTGGTCTATCTGAGTTCCAAATAGACGGAGATTGGTAATCTGTGTACCAGCCATCTGATATAGTAACATACTGTCCAATTGCATGTTGTGTATTTAATGTTGCTGTAATTGTTTTATACTCGTCAGTAACAGTTGTCTCACCTAACGTCCAACTTACAAGCGTTGGTACAGCATTGTCTACTACTGTTTTATCAATAGTAATTGATTGCTGAATAACTTTTGAACCACTTATTGCAGTACCTGTTGTACCATCAGGTTGTGTGTATGTAGCCGATGCTGATACAGTCAGCTTATATTGAGTCTCTCCTACACTTGAATATGTATATGTTTTTTGTACTCTATGTGCTACACCATCTAACGAATCGCCAAATTCAGAAGTTACGTTAGTCCAACTGCTTCCACCGTCTGTACTTTTTTCTACTACATGGCTGTAAGCAAATGGTGATGTTACTTTCCACCCAGGCGACATAGGAATACTTGCACTATATGAAAAGTTTGTTCTTATCTGAGGATTACTTGTTGCTGTACCATCAGTGTACTCTACTATAGTACCACTCCCATTTATCCCGCCACCTGGTAAAGCAAAGACGCTACCAGCTATCGCTACGCCTGGCGCCACTGCCGCACTAGTTACAATTACTTTAAAACTTGCTACTTGTTGTTGACTTGTTTGTTTAATTCCTAAGTCTTCTCCGTCAGCACCAACTCCTGAAGTAGTTGCAATAGCAACAGCTACATAAGTTTTAGTACCGATAGCATCGTCAGAAGTAGTAAAGGTTGATTGGAATGTTACAGCTTGGGAGAGTACCGAGGATGTACTTTTACCAAAGTCATTAGCAACTTCTTGTTTAATTTGGTTTAAACCAGTTAATGTAAGTCCGGTTATGAGCCCTAAACTGTAGTGATCGTATGACCACCTGCCGTCTGATGTTTGGGTGCCTCCGGCGTCGCCCCAGCCAGGAGACGTTTGGTGTCCGTATGAATTTGTGCTTACTAAAGTGTATCCACCTCCTGTAGTTTCGTACCAGTTTACTGTTGGGTTTACTTTGTTAGGTACAGGGGTATATAGTAAAACTGGTTGGGATTCAGGTGGTGTAACATTGATATCAACTGTCATAACAACGTCACCGCTGTTCTGATATATACTTGTAGGTGACTCCGTACTGGAAAGAAGATTAAAAGTTTGACCAGTGGGTACGTTGTCTGGAAGTTGTGTTAGGTTATTAAATGAACTAAAACTTAGCGATGGACCTTCAACAGTTGATACGGAATTTGTTGAAGAATTAAGGTATGGCACACCTTTATAACTACTGATGCCATCGGTACCTTTAAGATGTGCTTTTATTTCTGAGAGGCTAATTCCACCAGTTTTACTTATTGCCATTAGCTGATGACTCCTGCTTTAACTTAGCCACCTCCGCCTGCAATTCGTTAATTGCATTGATAAGTAAACCAATTGTGTTGCCATATGCAACACTAAGCATGCCATCTTCTTGTTCGTGAACTGCTTCAGGTAAAACTTTTTGTAAGTCTTGTGCAATTAATCCTGTGCCTCTAATACCGGTGTTTATTTTATCAAATGTAACACCTGTTAGTTCTGCACATTTTTCTAATGCGTTTTCAATTGGCATTACGTTTTCTTTTAGTCTACTATCAGAGAATGCTGTAATATCGTCAGACGCTAATATTGAACCGCCTGCTCCAAAAGTAACACTACCACTTGCGCCTGCAAACGATAATGAACCTGTGTAAGCAATATCGGATGCACCCATACTAATACCGCCACTTGAGACAATTGCCGCATTAAATGTTTTTTGTCCACCAATTGATTGTGACCCTGCTTTTGTTACAAAGTCTGTTGTGTCTGGATCTGAAAGAGAGCCTGTGTTTGCTATTTGTCCACTAGCATTAATAGATATGCCTGAGCCTGCTGTAAACAAACCTCTAATGTCTGCTGGTGTTACTTCTATGCTATCTGCGTTTACAGTAATACCTGTGCCACCTATAACATTAAGTGTTCTACTTGCGTCAATAGTTCCGCCACCAGTTAAGCCTGTGCCAGCACTAATGCTTACGCTCGAATGATCTATATGTTCGTTTGCTACAAAGTTATTTAAACCATCATGATCGATCTCTGAAGCGTCTGCTGTAATTTGTCCGCCTGCATCAATATCAACACCATTTGCACCTGAGAGCAAACCTCTAATGTCTGCGTCGCTAGGTCCTGTGTAAGTTATTGTACCGCCGGATTTAGAAAGACTGCCTAAGCCGCCTGCATCAACTACTGCAATTGCACCTGCTACTTGTCCTGATGATGAATATCTGTTTGTACTACCTTCTGTTAAATCGTCTGTAGTAAAACCACTTAAAGTAACAGCTATATCATCTGCATTAACAGTAATACCTGTGCCTGCGCCAATGTCTATTGTAAATGTTGTTTCTGTTACACCGTTAACGACTGCTGTTGTATTAGCACTTACTGTTCCACCTCTTGCAAATATGTTTGAAATAGTACTTACAGGGTCTCTCCAAAATAACGCACCAGAACCATTTGTAAATAATTGCTGTCCGCTAGTTCCGTCTGCTGTTGGATATACCTGTGTACCAAGTTTAAATGCTGATGTATCTAATGATGTAAAGTAGCCTGCTCCTGCTCTGGCTCCTGTTGTACCTAAGTTACCAGCACTAGAAAATGTTAATGCCCCACCGACGTTAACGTTTGTTGCATACGCATTAGTAAATGGTGTTCCTAAACTACCTATTGCTGTTGTACCTGATGTAGATACAATGCTACCTGTTGTTAATGCTGATATGTGACCTTCTGCATATTTTTTAGAGCTTGACCCTAAGTCAATAGTGTCCGTAGTTGCTGGTAGTAAGTCTGCACCACTGTGGAATACAGCACTTGCAGATACATTAGATGAATCTGAACCATAACTACCAATATTTAACTTGTATGCGGCATCACTTCTAAGTGCTCTAGATGATGTGCCTATTGTTGATGTATTATCTGTTCTTAAATTAATACCTGGACTTATAGTTGATCCTATACCTCCAGTTTGTGTTAACTGTGAGTAATAATTTATCGATGCGCCTTCTGTTGTACTTGCGGCATCACCTGCTGTAAATTGAGTATGGCCACTAAACAACGCAACAATGTGTTCTTCAGAAGTATAAGTAGGTGTGCTACCTCCACTGTTTGTTAACATTATGGCAGTAACAGCTCTTGGCACTGACGCTGAATCTACTAAAAATATATTTCTTAATTTTGTTCCGTACCTTGATGGTGACGAAACTGCTGACACGCCTGAGAATGATGTATTTGTTTCTCCAGGTATGCCAACCATTTTATATCCTGTTCCATCATTGATATAAAATTTAGAATTTGTTTTATCGTAATATTGTGTTGCTGATGCATTTTCACCAGACGGTACACCAGATGCACTTACTAGCGGTGTTAGTGGAACCCATTGTCCGCCTACACTATCGTACACTCTTAAAACTTTTTTAGTAGAATCGTACCATATTTGTCCGTTAGTTTGTTTTGTTGGAGCGGTCCCATGTGCAAAGTTATCTAATAAATCAACAAATGCATTAGCAATCGGCTGTCCGTAGTTAGCATAATTTCTACCTACTAACTGAATTGCAAAGTCGTCATTAAGAGCACCATCAGGAATGGTAATACTTGAGCCTGCTCTGTTATCTATAATATATGGCACAGTTTATCCTCTTAACTTAATTGTATTCTAATTGTATAGATTACTTCTATAACTCTGTTTTTGCTTTTTTGTACTGGATGAAATATAACATGTGTAAGCATTGCACTGGTATCAATACTAGTAGACCATAAACCTGTTGGTGTCGTTGGCTTTGAAAATAATGCTAATTCATCGAATACATAGTTGCCTTCGTTTGACACACTACTATCAAATGCATCTGCATCTGATGGTTCGCTGTATCCTAACGTACATGTAATTTTTAAATCTGTATAACTAACGCCATTGATAATATCAATTTTGTTTGTTGCTCTTTCACTAACTGGGTTTTCAGCATCAGTACTTACTGGTTTAGCAAATGTTCTACTATATAAATTAGCACCTGACTCGTAACCTTCTGTTACTCTAGGTGTTTTATATACAACTTTGCCTGCTGTATCAACACTAGTTGCACCGTTACCGAATGCCATGTAATGTATAAATGCATCATCGGCGTTTGTTAGTGCTTGGGCAACAATGTATGCCATGTTCCCATAGTGAATAGCGTTTCGTTTGTTTACTAGTTCTTGACCAGTTTCTTTATCACGAATTAAAATATGTCCGCTAACGTTTAAACCTAGATTGTCATCTGGCTTGTCTTGCGGCTTCTTTTCTGTTTCTTTTAGTTTATCGTTGCTCATACCTTTATTTATCACTTTATTAAAGCACCTTTTAATTTAAAGTTTATGTAAAAATTTCATAATACTTGTTGCGTTTGCCAAGTCGGCATTTCCTCTATCTGCTAAACTTAATGCTGACTGACCTGATATTGTTGCTGAGTCAAAGTCATCGGACCCATCTTGCCCAGCATACACAAAACTTCTTAGTGTTGCTGTTCCATTTTCAACAAACAATGTGTTGTCTAAAGTATCTGCATAACTGGCAGTTATTGCCCAAACACTACTAGCATTTGCTGAAACTTTTACAACTTCAAATAAGGCTACGTTTGCGTTTGCAAATACTCTAATACCTTCTTGTAATGCAATGTTGGCAACACCTGTGCCTATTGCTGTTAATGTTGCTGTTGTACTTGTTACGTTTGTAATTGTTACACCTACGTCTGCTGTTGTAATATTACCTGCCGCTATTTTATCCCATGCTCCAGATACAGTCCAGTCGTTATCAGTTGTATCGCCAGGTGTATTGTCTACTGCTTCGTCCCATGTACTTGGGCTACTGTATCTTGTTCCTGTATCAAGCCATACATTGCTAGATGGGTTTAAGTTATTAAAGTGCTCTGTTGCTTCTGCACTATATACTGGTTGCCCTATTGGATGAGTTCCTGTAGATGTTCCAAACGCACCCCTAGTTAATGCACTTAATACTTTACCGTTTCTTCTGCCGTATTGTATTCTCTCTGGTCCAACCCATATACTGCCTGGGATAATCGAAGTTGGGTTTGGCAAGAATGATGCATTGTCAACAGTTATACTTGTTGATGAAATAGTCATTGCTTTTGTTATCTTTGTTGTTGCTGTACTACTTATACGCAAGAAGTCAACATCACCAAATAAACTGTGATGCATTCTGTATGTAACTTCTCTAGCACTTGGCGACACTTTTGTTGTTTCTCTTTCTTGTACAACTGTTAATGCTGTATCATAAGAGCCTGTTCCACCTACTGTAGTTGCGGCATCCCAACCGTTAGTTGAATCTACTGCAAAGAAGTTATCAGAATCATCAGGGTCAACACCTGCTGTAGCAGTAACTATTGTATTGGTTAACTTATAATTAAAGTTCTGACCTCTAACGCTAACAACAGTTCCACTAGCAACATCATTCTTTAACATGCTGTTAACTGTAACTGTTGTTCCAGAAATACTTGCAACTTCGCCGACATCCTTGCCGGCTATTGTTATAATTTGTCCAACCAATACATTTGATACACTTACAAACGGAAGTTTATTATCATTTACATAAACTGCAGAGCTTGTTGTCTCTGTTAATGTTTCAGTAAGTGCTAAATGTATTTCAGTATACCCTGCACCACCTGTTGAAACTGTTATTGCTGTTACTGTGCCTGCCGCATTTACACTTGCTGTTGCAACTGCTGTTGTTGTAGGTAAGTTACCAAGTGCATCTGTAATAACTACTGTAGGTGTTTTGTATCCAATACCGCCTCTTGTAATTACAACGCTTGAATTATCTTCTTTTAAAGATGTGGTACTGTGGAAAAGTGTTGCATTAGCAACATCAAGTCCGTCAAATACACTAACATTGCCTGCGGCTCCTCTTGAGAAGTCCGAAGTAGTAACTGTGAAAATAACACTTTCTAAAGGATCAAGTAATGCAAGTTCTTCTGGTCTTTCCTCACCATACGCAACTCTCTGGAATGTTATTCCATCAAATCCATCATACGACTCGCCATTTTTTCTTAGTGTTACTGGGTTAGCATTTGAATCAAACACACCTTCGTAACTTACTATTTGTTTAGAGTTATCCCATTTAGTATCACCTATTCCGTATGTTGTAACAGGACCGTAGTTTGTTAAGTCTCTGCTATCAGTAAATACTGTATCGTCGTTGTCAGTGTTTTCATCAAACAAGTCCGAGTCAAATCCAAAGTCTGTTTGTATTGCACTCATATAATCTGCTTGATCAACTATGCTAGAGAACTTAGTAGCATCTAATGTTTCGCCTCTGAAGTTTCCGCCAACTTTATCTTTAATTAATGCTAATGTGTTTTTAAGTTTTCCGTTAGTAACTAAGCCTGCCATAACAGTACCGTTGCCTACAATAGTTGTATTTCTTGCGGCTGTTACATCATTGTAGTGTGTATTAACTTCTGCAATAAACTGAGCCTGTACTTCTGCATCAAACTTAAATAATTTGTCTGCGGCTCTAACACTTGCATTTGCTGATACTTCTTGTTTTGTTTGTACTGACAAGTTAGCAATGTTATATCCAATGCTTGTTTGCAATGATACATTAGCAACGTCCCATGCTCGTTCAGTTAATTGATAGTTAGTCCTATCAAAACTAATTGTAGTATTTGCACGTCTAATTGGGTCACTAGTTGTATAACCATCTGCTGTTGCAGTAACATAATCAATGTACTGTCTTGAGTTAGACATAATGTTTACATCTTGATCGACTCCTTCATCAAGTATTCTAACTGTTCCTGTTACTAAGTCAACAAATGGTGGTCTGTCATAATCACTAATATTATTTTGGCCTATTGAATCAATTGGAGTTGATTTGCCGTCTTTATATTCTCTAATTTTTGCACTGAATGGTTTAACTTCGTTCATGTAATCTAATACTTTCTGGAAGTTGTCTGCTTTAAATCCGTTCAATGTTATTAAGTCATTTTCTTCTTTGTTAATATATAAGTACGAAGTTTTAAATGCCCAGCTCAATTGTTTCTGTTCCATGTATGCATGTTTCATCATTTCAAAGAACAACTCATTCCAATGAACAGTACTAACAAATACATTATCTTTTAATGCTGTTAGTATAAGTCTTAGCTCACTGCTTAATGTTGGATTAGTATTATCTGTGTAAACAGTTGTTGGTAGTTTCACTGTGTCATTAACTACACTTACTAGTTTAAACTTCTTAGTTGGTCCGTTGTACATCCACAGTTGGGAAGTATCATTTTGATTACTTTTAACTTGTACTACACCACCGTCTTTAACACTAGTAATACCTTTTAGTTCAGACACACTTGTTACATTAAAGATAGGCTTTAACGTATCAGTATATCTTATAGCTTCGTTAGTAACAGGGTCAGTTCTCTGTACATCAAACCAATCTGTAGTTGTTAAGTATGCTCTTGCTGTTGGTAAACTTGCGTCCCAACCAGGGTTAACTGAGTTAGTTCTAATGTTTGAAAGTATTCTATTTAATACACTTACCATAACACGTCTAGCGGCCTTAACATCTTTAAACATTGTTTGTCTTGGTCTAAAGGCTATGCCGTATTTCTCAACGTCACTTAGTTTAGGATCTGGTACTGGTGATGCTTCAGCATTCTCACCACATAAGCTATCAATAAGTTTATCTGTTAAGTGGTCTGGTACTGAGCTATCAGTGTCGCCTTCTCTCATTAATTTCCATGCAGTATGCGAGATACCTTCTGGATTTAAGTTTCTACTTAGATTAATTTGTAAGTGTGATTCTTCTTCACGTATGTCTGAAATGTTATGCAACAACATGCTTTTATCACTAACAAAACTTATCATGTCTAATCCATAACCTACTGGATCGGCAATATATTTTGCAATAGTTCTAATATCTAGTTGTCTATTTTCGTTACGCTTTGCTCGGTCGTCTAGTTCACGTCTATTAGTTACCCAATAGTAATAGTACATTGTGTATTCACCAGTCTTTGCATCTTGTCTTCTTTCAGTAACAAAACGATTGGACCAACGTGGTTGTCCATCACCTGTCCAGTTAACAGGTTTGGCTTTACTTTCAACCCACTCACATACTGTAACTTGGCTTCCAGGGAAAGCAGAACCCCAATTGGCATTTCTTTCTTTGTCAGTTCCTTGCTCATACCAGTTGTATCTAATTGTACTAGTGTCCCACCAAACTTTACCTATATTGTTTTTGCCAAAGTTTGTTCTTGCATTATTATAACTTACAGGGTCATACTCACTTATGAATGATATTTCATTTGATATGAATCCAGGTAGTATACCTTTGAACGGATCCCAGAAGTCTAAGTCGTTTATTTTATTTCCTGTATCTGGGTCGTATACTAATGCATTGTTTATAAACTCTACATCAACTAACGGTGTTTGCCATCTAGTAGGAATACCATTTTCTAAGTATGCCCAACCGCCTTCAACAAAGTCAGCCATAGTGTAAACAGTATTAGTATAGTTTGTAACACCACTTGCGTTATCAATAATTGCTTGTTTTAAGTTTGAATAATTATCAACCCATGCTTTAGGTTCTTCCATTAATGTTGTTGTTGGACTTGTATTGCTAATAGTTGGTTCTAAATCAGCAATAACATTCCTCTTGTTAAACCGCTTACTTGCAAAGTAATTTACTGGAGCACTTTGTTTTGCTGTGCCGTTAAGTGTTACTTCGTTTCCAAAGATATCTGATATGTCGTAAGCAAACAATTCACTCATACGTGAACTTGAGCCATCACCAAATATACTGTTGTTATCGTTTAAGCCATATGGATCAACACCGTTAGGCATTAATTTATTAAACATTCCTAGTTTACCTGTGCCGTAAGCATCTAACCTAGAAGGCGGAGATATAGGAGCAATTTTTTCTGCACATATTAATGTTAAAATTGCTGTGTTAGTAAACATACCATCTGCCGCTTCTGGATATCTTTCTTGTAATTGTTGTGTTGTTAATAATCCTAATTCATCGTTAGTATCATACAATTCTTGAATGTCTGCTATTGCTTGCTCGTCTGTATATTCGGTTGCGCCACTGTCTGCTTCAAGTATAGCTGTAATACATAGCATGCCATTATTATAATCACCAATTGGTATACCTAGTTTTTCTAAGGTTCCTGGGGTTGGTGAATCTATGTTCCATCCAGGGAATGTATCAGATACAAACGTTACTTCACCTGAGTCACCGAATGGAGTATATTCTGATCTTGCTTCTGACGGTAGATACCCTGCACCATTTAATGCATTATTAAGAGCTCTTGACAATGAACGCGGTGCAAAAGTTTCGCTTACTGTGTCTGGCAAACCTAGTAAGTCTTTAGCATTTCCTCTTTCGGTACAGTTTGGAATTTCTTGTGCTGTTAAGAATACTCTAGCACCTTCTCCGCCTGCTTGTTCGTCTGGGTTATAGTAACCGTAGTTATATTTCTTAGGATCTCTTTCTATTACTTTTGTCTTAAGAATAAGTTTGCCTAAGTTGAATTGTTCTTTTGCCCAAAGTTGCGGGCTTTCAAGATAGGCGGCTTTACTTGCACTCCTTAAATCAACGCATACATACGTTGTTGGGTCGTATGCACCTGGAGTACCTGAGTATGGCTGGAAATGTGCTCCATCCCATACAAATTCTGGATATTTTTCCCAGTCAGGGTGCTTAAAGCCTTTATCGTAACCTAGTGTATTAGTTAGTTCAATTATTAATGCATTCAGTTGTGCTATTTCAAGGTCGGTCAGTCCTTGGACCGTATTCTGTTTTGCAACAAGTCTGTCAAGTATTAATTTATCATTAACAGACAGATTTTCGCTATTTCTGAGAGCTAGTTCCTTAGTAGAGCTAAATGGTGCGTACTGATATTCAGGATGATCCGGTCCGTATAATGTTAATTCAGGCTGGGTAGGGTCGCCGTAACCAAGTGTACGTGATGCATCGTAAGTCACTTGCTCTACTTGTTCAGCTAAAGTTTCTAATGATGTATTCTGTCTTAAGGCACCTTGTAATGCATAATCGTATTCTAGTGGAATACCCATTGTTAGGTCTGTTGGGAATTCTTTATATAAACCTCTGTCTATAATTCGTATGGCTGTAATAGCACCGGTTGTATTAACATCTGTAACAATAAATTTAGCAACTCTTAAAGGCCCGTTGCCTCTTTTATCTTCCTTAGGATTACCGTTGGCGTCAAGAGTAACATTCTGTCCTACTGCTATCGTAAGTTTAGCATCATTCTTAGGAGTAGTAGGATTAATTGTGTCAACTAATTTGCCGTTTGCGGTCAAATCTGCGTACCATGCCTTTCTACCTGTGACTGTAATTTTAGCGCCTGCACCAAATAAGTTTGTTACAATGCCGCTTGATAAGAACGAAGCATCTTCAATTACAAATTTATTATCATATACACTTGCTTTACCCTCAACAGTTTTAGGTATCCAATATAGTTTCTTCTGCGGACTAACAAAGTAAACAGTCATCTCGTCTGTTAATGTAACTGCTGTATCAAGTGTAACTGTTTTAGTTGCTACATTTACCGCAGTAACATAACCAAATATAGTCATTGTTCCGCCATTGTTCCAAGACATTACTTGTCCTGCTTTAACATACTGGTTACCATTAACATCGTTAAGTGAATCAAGTACAAATGTTGTTGAACTTGATACTGCACCATTAACTGTTATATAGTAATCATTAAGTGTTGTGCCTGGGAAGTATGATAATTGCACATAACTCTCTGCTCTAATATGGCTTGTATTACCAGGAGCAAGAGCAATCTCAACTCTCGGCATTGTTGAAGTTATTGCAGGGTCCTTGTATGATACATCACCACTGGTTACATTCCATGTCTTTGATTCGCCTAATTGTACTTCACCTATAGCTCTTACATAGCGACTACTAATTTCAGTATCACCAGTGAGCTTACCGTTACCATCTGTAATTTGTATAATTTCGTTTATAGAAGCAACTGTGCCTGCTGTCAGTGTTACATTAGACGTCCATGCCGCATCTATTTCAACTACAGTAGGTATTGGACTTGTATCTTTAATTGTAAGTGCTGGTGGGTTATCTATATCGTATCCTGCACCTTGGTTAATAACAATTACTTCAGCAATGCCGCCATTTTCGTCTAATTTAGTTACTGTTGCCGCTCCACCAACACCTGGTGTGCTAATGCTTTCGTTAAATATAACTGTTAAGTTTGCAGGGTTAGTGTAACCGGAACCAGCTGATACTATACACACTTCGTCGCTTAATGGTGCTAGAACATTTGTTTCAGGTGTGCCACCAATTAATCTCAGTCTATCACCTACCATGTAATTACTACCGCCTGTACTTCTGTTCGTAGTCTCTAGCGGTATTCTTGCAGGTGTCTCATATACGTCTGCGTTATTTGATCCTGGTCTTCTATAAAATTTCTCAAGACTGCCATCTGCTAGTCTTCTATAATCGTTAACAGTTATAGGACCTGCAACAGATCCACCACCACCACCACCAACTGATACTGATGCGTTACCCTCGCCACCTTTGGTTAACTCTTTAGTTGGTGATATAAATGGTGCAACAAATGTTTCGCTTACTGTAGTTGATTGATCAAAACCTCTGTTAATATGGAAGTCGCCAACTTGTTTAAATGTTCCGCCGCCACATCCGTTTGCAATTGTAAATGGTAAACTGGTACAACTTATTAATGCTAGTGTGTTAGTAGCATCGTCGATTTCAGCAGTAATACCCATATTAGCACAATTAACTTGTGTTTTAATATCTATGCCTGTTGATCCTCTCTTAACAATTCTTCTGCCGTTAATTAGAAGTTCGGTGCCATCTGCAATGCCAATAAGATCATTAAGGTCTATATCAGTTTCTGGTGTTGGCTTTCTTAAATATGCTTGAGCAGTAGGGCCGCCATTGTAGTAGTTGCCGTTATTATCTATTGCTCTCGGTGTGATGTTAATAATAGGCATAGAATTGTATATTATATTATCTACATCTGCTAATGCTAGTTCTTGTCGTTGCGTTTTAAGATACGTTTCAACATCTGACCCTGTAGGATTCCCGCCAGCAGTTTCGTCTGTTGATGTGTTTGTACCGGGCTCATCAAATGACGGCCCAGTATACTCAGTAGTATCATTTGCACTATCGTTTTTCCACTGGTTGCCAGCTTCAGTACTTGTAATATTATTTACAGTAGTACCACCTAGTGATACAGTACTTCCTATTTTCCTAGGTGCATACTTAACATATTTTGTTGTCTTGTTTAAATCGTTACTGTTTTCTAAGTTTTTGCCCCACGGTTCGTCGGATGCTTCAGACGATTTTAATACATACGGAGTTCGACTTACTGTTGTTAACTTTTTAGCAAAAGGTATTATTAGTCCGCCACTTACTCGTTGGGCTTGTCCACTTACTACTGTGTCTGCATCTAACTCACTTGAAGTGAATGCATAATTTTGTGGATCTAATACTTTTGCTTTTACTGGCAACTTAGCACTATATGGTAAGAAGTTAAATCCTGTTAAATGTTGTTGTCCTGGAGTTGTACTATTACCGACGCCTAAGCCTATACCACTTAAATCGATATATGGTATCCAAATTCTCTCACCATTTGGCAAAGTAACCCACTCGCCGTCGAGCTGGAATTTGGACCAATTTACATAGCCTGGTGCAACACCTGGCGTATCTATGCCGCCACCGTTAGCCGTAATATCTGGACAATTTTCTCCTGACGGACATACACCTATATCAGACCAAAGGGTTAGTTGGCAAGAAGACCAGTTTGATGTATTGCCAACTGCACAATTTTGTACGTCAGCTAAAGCCTCATAGCGTCTTGCTTGAGAGTCTGTAGCAAAGGCGGCATATTTGTTAACCCAGGTACTGTTACCTGAAGTAGTATCTGCGTTGCCTGTTGTTGCAGGAGTTTCAACAGCACACGATCTTCCTGTGAATGTAAATCTTCCTTGTTTAACACCAACTGAGTGACTTTGGGTTGATTCACCCGCCTGTGTTTCTTCACTTGTAATTGTAAAGTTTGATACTCCTGTAGTACAAGTCCATGTCATATCAAAGTATCCAGGCCCTTTGTTATTACCTGCTATCATTCGTACGAAGTAGTACTTGCCTGCTTCCATGTCAACATATCTATCACCAGGTTTGTTAGACTGATTATTATCGTCAGTTGTCATCCACCCAGTTCTTAATAGACAGTTATCTCTGTGATAGTTATACTTGTCAGATTTATCAAACCCATCTCCTTTAAAGTATTCATGTCTAGTATCAGCCCCTACGCCTGCTAAGTCGTCAACTCCCATTCTAACTGGTTTTCCGTTATGAGATGTTGTTGTGTATTCACTTGATATCCACGCCCAAATACCATCGTCGGAATAACCGTTACATAAGTAACGTCCAGTGTACGGTGCTTTAAAGTAACCTTTAAGTTCTGTTGAGCTGTACTTTGCTAATGTTGTTCGCTGTATTGTGCTAATAGTTGTTTTAGCTAATTCTCTAACACCTGGCCCTGTTGCAACTTTATCATGATTGTGACAATGTTGCCATTCCCCCCACTTTGCGTCTGGCATGCTGTTATATGCACCCGAGTTATAAGGATTAGGTAAACGCATATACGGATAGTATATGTTATCACAATGAACTTTCTTTTGGTATCCAGTTTTATTACGATCAAATCGTTCGTTGTCGGACTTATGTTGCCCAAAGTAACCCCAACTGTTAGTGCCTTGCCATGTACTTTTAACAGCACCTTGAGTATATGCAGTACTGTGTCCTTCAACACATGCGGCTGTTGGCGGATTTATAAGGTCGCTGTCAACTACAGCACCAGTAAACTCAATAATTGCTTGCCATAAAACTGCTGTTGTTTGTGTATCTGCTCTAGTAACAGTAGAATCTGGTCTAATAAATATAGTAACATATTCGCCTAAACTACATTTCACAGCTGAACTTATAAAACCAATACCTGATACACCAATATCATGTTGTAACCACTTTGCTCTATTGTCGGCGTGATCAGACTTTTTAGTACTATCTAAGTCTGTATCGCCACTAAACTGTAACATTCCTGTGGTTGTGTTTATATGGTTTGCCGATACTCGTTGATCGCTTTCTGATGCAACTGGTCCCGGATTTGAACTAGCATCAAAAGCCCAATCTTCTCTGCTTTGGCGTTGGCTTATTAAATTAGAGTCTACAATATCATTACGCTTTAAGTTTGTGTTGCCAATAAAGTCTACACCGTATTGTGATACTTGATCGCCTTTTGTTCCTCTAGCGTCTCCAGATACTTGAGTACTTTCTAGTACTCTTGCGTTCATCCACCAATTCAGCTCTTTTGTTGGTCGCTTATTAGCACCATTAGGATTCTTTACCCAGCCACCGTTAGATACACCAGTCTCAGCACCAGTGAAAGGATTAATTACAGAGTCATCGACTAATCCAGCTTTGCCTTCTGTAGCATAAAAGTATGGTTCGGTGTTTTGCACCATTACTACACTTCCGTGTTCTAATTGTGTGGAACTTTCTAAGAAGTCAAAGAACACTCTAATAGAATTGTTTCCTGAAATATTTACATTTACATATTGCCAGTTACTGGTGTCAAATTTGTCTGCGTATGTACCTGCAGAAGTACCTGCAGAAAAGTCAAACGACTCATTGTCTGTATATGTTACACTACCAGTTTGGTCAATACCAACGTCTGCCGCTTCTTCTTTAGTTAATACTATGTCTTCACCTCTGCGTTGAGCATTAGTGTTATCAATAATTGCATACTCTAGCTGACCTAGTTCAGCCGCACAAGAACTTGAATCATTAGCAGGTGATGTAAGTTCTGGTAGTGTTGCACAAGGTCCTGGTAAGCCAGCTAAGAACTCACCGTTTAACATTGGCCCTAGTGGTGTAGTGGGAATTGTATGGGCATTAGTTGTACCAGGTGCTAACTGTCCTGTTTTTCCTACGTTAACTTCACCATCAGCAATTTGGTCACCTATACCTAATTCAACAGTTACACCTTCGTCATCACTGTCTGTACTTCCGCCTGCTACAGTAGTAGGTCTAAATAAATCTAAAATACTATCTTCATTATAATCTGTTGGCAACCTATCAGCAATAGTGTTATTCCATCCTCTGCCTGCCCAACCTGTATCTGGTATTAGTCTGCTAGTATGTGCATTGCCAGGAAGTTCAGTAAGTCTAATATATTTTACCCTAGTTACTGTACCTGTGTAATTAGATAATACAGGGGTCGGTTGACCTGCGGCATTAAGTATGCTATAATTCCAACTTGTGAGCTGGTTTGTATATACATGTTCTTCGGTCCAGAAACAAGCAACAAATAATTCTTCAGGGCGTATACCTGTAATACCTATATCTTCATTAGTTGAAGTTACATATTCTGGTAATGTTATAGTTCCTGGCACCCTACCTAATATCTCTGCTTCTTCTTCAGATATTATGTTACCGTCGGTGTCTGTAAATATTTCAATTTTATAAGCAACTGCTTCTGGACTCACAGTAAATTTCTTACTGTACATAAATCTAGGCATTAATCCGCTGTATGGTGTTTTGTCTGTCTCGACATAACTTGCTACATCTGGATAATCAGTTGGTAAATGTGTATCATTTAGAGTATAGTAACCTCTACCATAACCGAATACTGTGTCTCCACCATTAACACCAGGTAAGTACCCTGGTCCTTCAGGTCCATCTGATGGCTTCCACATATTTGGTTTAAGCCCTGGTGTCCACATAAAGAATTTGTTATGACCTGTGTCACTAACTGTAACAGTATTGCCTGTAATTTTTAATCCTGAAATAGCATTAATATTTGCTACAGGATCTGAATTGTTGCCGCCTGTAACTGCAAATGGTTCTTCTATAGTTTGTAAACCAATAAATGCGGCTGGCTCAACTGGAGGTAAATTAACTACACTAACAGTTGATTCTACTCTCATAGGATCTAGTCTATTAGTAATTCTGTTACTAGCATCCACAGTTGGTGTAATGCCGTTTATGTAATAATATTCAGTTCGTTTGTAGTTACCAAAACTGCTCCATAAATTAACAGTTCCGTAATAGTCTATTGGTGAGTCAACTATCTCTGGATTAATTTTATCAACTAGTATGTAATAGACGTCACCGTTTGCCGAACCTGCACCATCGTTTTGTACAGCTTCGTAAACTTCAAATAAGTTTAGTTCACTAACAGCTAATCTAAATGTCGGTATAGTAACAGTACTTGAATTAGCAAGTGTTTTAGTAACTGTAGATAACATGTTATAGCTAATACGTTTTGTACCTGGCGCTGTAGCTGATACTGAGTTGTTAGTTGGTATTACATTTAGTAATAAATTTGCGTTATTTTCTGCTGTAGCATCTGCAAAGTATCCGCTTAATGTAGTAGAACTTGTATTGCCAACTAGCTCGGCCCAACGTGCCACTTCGAATACTGTGTTGTTTGACATAGTAATGTCGGCACTTGCTTTATAACTCTTAGAGTTGTGACTAACAATAGCGCCAGACCAGTATGCTATATTTTCTAATGGATCTGAGCTAACTGTAAATCCTACAGACGCTTCCCACGTTGTATATTGTGCTACTGTCTGTGCTTGGTGGTTAGACGGCACAGCTGATTTATTACTATTCGCACTCGGGGTAGTAGTTTCTTGTGTTGAGGAATATGCTCTATATTTTCCTAATGGTGCATTCCAAATATAGTATATTAATGTATCTGGATCAGTATATGCTAATCCATGAATTGGCCCACTATTAAGTGGTCCTGGATTAAACTCGTTATCAATAACATTTTCGCCTGCACTTGCATACGAAATACTCTTTTCAGATACTAATGCTCCGCCACTTATTTCGTTAACTAAAGATGGATCATTAATGTATGCTCCGTAGTTACTAATGTACTTAGAAGATAATCCGTTAAACACCGTTGTGTCTGGATTATTCATTATAACAAATCCAACTTCTGAACCTCTATCTTTTTGTCTTACATGTTCTCTTCTTAAACCAATTGCTCTGTTAATAGAACTTTCAACTGCTTTAGCACTATTAATGTTGTCAATTTTAAAGGTGCTACCGTTAACATTTACTTCGTCAAATCCAAGTGTTGTAACCAGAGGGTATCTGTCCGAGTCTCTACCACGTTGTCTTGCAACTGATATTCCAACCGGTGGATAAGTGTTAGCTGGTGTTACTGCTGGCAAGGCGTCTGTATGAATTTTTATTTTTGCGCCTTCTGATCTAACAAACTGTGGTGGAACAATATTGCTGTTAGCACTATATGTTACAATTATCTCATTTAGTTTTGGATCATTTGTAACGTCTACAACGTTTGTTGCTGTAGCACTATTAGTACCGTCGTATGCTGTTGCACCTGTTAACGTTGCTATTTTATGTTCGTAGTATGTTGCTGTTCCTGTTATAGGTGCCCATCTTCCGCCTATGTTAATAGTGTTAGGCGTTAATGAATCTATAATATAAGTTTTGTTATATGCTTTAGGGTCAGCAAAATGTACTGCTATAGATTTGTTTGATGACGCATATATTGGAGAGATTCCGTGAGGAGCCACTGTTTTAATTTGTATGCCATCACCGTAAATTGAACCTGATGAGAACCCAGGTATATATGGTGCTTTGATTATAACATTGTCTGTGTCTATAACAGTATCAATATTGTATGCACCACTAAATGTATTTGTAAATACTCTAATAGTATCACCGACTGTAAGACAGTGATTTGCAATTGTTAGTTTAGATTTATTTAAATGCCTAATAGTAACATTTTGAGAATACCCAATTGTTGAGCCTGATGTAATGTCTTCAAACTCAAATCTTCTATAACCAGTGTCTGTTACTGTGAAGTGAGTTGCACCATTAGGGGTAAACGTTGTTACTACTTTTGCTTCGTAACCTATGTTTTTTAAGTTTGTGATTACGTTTGCTACACCAAAAGCAGGATGCTGTAAAATAAAAGTTCCTGTAGTTGTGTTGTACGATATTAATTTAAATCTACGATTTTGTATAACTTTTATAGCATCATATGTTGCTTGTTCACTTACGGTTCTCGGGGTAGTTATTTTAAATGCTAAACTATCTTTCATGTCGCTTAAGAATCGAATACCAACTTTAGTTGCATTATTGCTAGCCGCGGCATATAGTTTTGCTATTGGTGATGTAGCTGGTGTTGTTTTAGTTGCTGTTGCTGTTGCATTGCCACTAACTGTTACTGCAACTGATGTAGCACTATAACCACTACCTCTGTTGTACATAACAATACTGTCAACTAATGCATTTAGTGTTGATGTTAGTAACGCTGTTACAGTTGCATCACCTTGTACAGTAATTGTTGGTGCTGTTGTATATCCTGCACCTGCATTTGTTACTGTTACTGCTGTAATAGTTCCATCAGAATTAATTGTAGCTGTTGCTGTTGCAACATTTGCCAATCCGAATGTTGGACTACTTGAATCTGGGTCAGTATTTTCTGGGTCGCTAATTATTAATATTGGTGCCGCATATCCTAAACCACCGTTACCTATTGTAACTGCTGTGCTTATAGGACCAATAATTGTTGCTAGTGCTGATGCAGTATCGCTTGTAGGACTAGCTGTAAGTGTAACTGTTGGAGCACTAGCATAACCAGAACCTCCACTGCTAACTGTGATACTCTCGACCCTAATTGGATCTACAACAACTTGATTTGTTCCACCAGCAGTAAGTGTCGCAGGATTCTGAGTTTCTATACCAACATTGTCTACTAACTGAAATGCGTCTAAATTGCTTATGCTTGTTATGTCACCAGTTGCTACAACTTTATCACTCTTGTTTATAGGGGTTAACGTAACACCATTAATAATTTTACCTAAGTGAGGATTAACTGCTGTAATTGTTTTGCTTACTTGAGGCCCAATACTTTCAATACGAGCCTGAATCATTTGCGGAGCACTAAAGTCTGTAATCTGAGATTGTTTTTCTTGTACTACATTTTCGTTAGTCCACACAACCACTTGATTGTTTATGTTTGCATTGTCTAGAGACAAGTAGTAATCTAAATACTTGCCAGAATCTGTTGTACCAATTTCATTGGTATCTAAGTAGTTAAATAAACTGTCATTAGTTAGTAATGATACTTTCCCGCCTGCATTTCTTTTTAGGTAGTGAACTGATGCGTCTGTTGGCGTTAGTTTATAAACATTCCAGTCGTTATCTTCACTGTATGCAATATGTACTAAGTCGTTTGTTGTAGGCTTAAATATTAAATCACTGCTGTATAGCTCTGGCAGACTAGCGATATCAAATGACTGGAAGGTAACATTACCCTTGTTCACATAACCAGCATTTTTAATGGTAGCATACTTAGGATCTGTTAAACCAGATGCATTAACTAATTTAGTTGTTGGCCACAAGTTGTTTTCTTTAACACCTGTAGGCTTTTTAATAAACCTTGTTGAGTCATCAATATCAATTAATATTGTGTCATCGTTTTTATCGTCGGCTGTAACTGCGTAGTTTCTTTTAGTTCCCATTCTAACAGCAATACCGTCTTGTGCTGTTACTTTAATGTTTAATACAGCACCAGGTATATCAGTTTTCAATGATGTAGCTAGTGTTACTGTTGGATCTTCTATAACCTTAATTACAGTTCCACTTGCAATAACTTTAACTATTTGCTGTTGCTTACCATCAGCATCTGCTGTAGTAGGTGGATTCATGATAGTTGACTTAACACTCTCCGGAAGTCTCTTAACATCTGGGAATGTAACACTGGCACCATTTGCGGCAATAGTAAACATTGTTCCGTTTACTGTTGTGTACTGCTGATCAGCAGTACTAGAATTATTGTCGTGATCACCGAATGCTAATGAGTTGTGATTGTTACTTATTAACACATTGCCGATATATAAATCAACAAACTTATAGTTACCGTCTTCGCCAACTTCTAGATTGTTTGTATCAATCGCCGTGCTTAATGTAATTGTAAAACTGTTGTTTTGTTCTGGGTATACAATAACACCATCTGCTCTAGTGGCAGTAGTATCTAAACTTGGATACGTTGCTGTTGTTGTTACAGAACTAATGCTACCTGAATCATATGTAAAATATGAAGAAGCAACCGCTGTACCGTCTATTGTTACGGCTACATCGTTAATTGTTGTTTGCGTAGTTGAACCAGCCATTGCACTTGATACTGCATATCTTTGTATAGGTTGGTAATGTACATTGGCATTAGAATTATCAGTACCAAAGTTGTCTGCATTGTCTAAGTAAAAATCTTTACCGGCAAATATTGCAGTATATTTTGTTACTGTTGAACTTCCACTAATAACTTCTGATGGTACTAAACTAACTTTTACATTAGCATTAATGGCTAAGTTATCATTAATCGCTGTTAGTACATTTGCTGTAGTAATAGCACTTCCACCATTTGTTACTGTAATTACTTGTGCGGTATTTGAACTTAACGCATCAGCAATAGTAATTGATGCAGTTGTTTGTGTAAAGTCAAAGTAGTTGCTTATAGGTGCAATAGTTTTATTAATTGTTGAACTACCTGAACTAAGTACTATATTACTTGCTAGTACTTTTGCAGTAGGTATTGCCCCGTAACCACTTCCTGAGTTTGTAACAGTTATTTTTTGTAGTTTACTTGTTGCTGTATCTAGTGTTGCTGTAGCTGTTGCTTGTACTCCACCTATTCCTGGTCCGGAGATTTCAATACTAGGCACAATGTTATATGCATAAGTGGCATCTACAACATCGACTCTTTCAACAATGTTAGTAACATTTTCTGGAAAGTCTAAAGTAATTAATTGCGGGTCTTGAGTTATTTCTGTTTTAACAAGTTTTAGCTCAATGCTTTGATCATTTTCAGTGTCGCCGAAGTCGCCCACTCTAAGAGCCCATTCATCAAATATGCTAACGTTACCTGATACTACTGCACTACTTCTAGCAATTCTTCCTAAACTTTCTTTAGTACCTTTGCCTTGTATCATGCCTCTGTAGAAATCAAACTGCTCATCATCTTGAATATCAAGTTCAGTTAAGTAGTCCCGTTCAGTGTAACCAAATAATGATCTACTTGCTTGGTATACTTGCTTCTCTACTGGAATAAATCCAAACTCGTGATAACGTCCTAGGCTCTCTGCCATGTTATCTAAGTTAGGTAATAATTCTTCACCATCAATAATAAATCCTTGACTTAAGAATTTGCCTTCCCAGTTTGCTGTTCGTTGTCCTTTAAGTTTAATACGTTTGTGTCGTTGATTAAACGTGTCATTAAAAATAACATCACTAAAGTTTGTTTCGTTATCAAATACCAATGCATGTTCAATCTCTTTAGTAAACAACATTAAACTATAAATTTGGCTTCCAGTTGGTGGACTTACTTCTATGTAATCATTTTCTCTAAGAATAGTACAATGCGTAGGATCTATTCCTTCGCCTATTTGATCTAGTATTGCAAACTGCTCTCTGTCTGTTCTATTAATTTTTGCAATGAATCCTCTAGGAGCAATAAACTTAACATTGCCGGCTAGTGGAGATAGTTCAATAGTGTTACCTATTTGCCATACGCCAGTTGTCCAGAACAAAAATTGTTTTGCACTATAGGCCCAATCTTTAACAGCGGCAATGTCGCTGTCAAACTGGCTAAAATCAAAACCTTGACTGGCTTGGAATCTACCTAAGTTAATCATTAGATCAACAACTTCTTGTACTGTTGTGTACTCAGTTTCATATGGAATACGTTTTATTACTTCAGTTGAATCTAAATACTGTACTGCTGTTGCAGAATCAATCTGAGGTAGTTTAGCAAGCCTTTGCCATAACTTAGTATCAAATATTGTACCTGATGTTATACTTAACGGTGCTTGATAAAAATTATTTCTATATTGTACAATATTGCCAGTGCTGTAAGTTACACCTTGTTTCCATACAGAAAATGTTTCAGGATCTCCGCCAACTTCTATTCTCAGAGATTTTCCTGTTTTAATACCTTCTATTACTTCAAAGTATCCTCTGTTCTTATCAAATCCTCTAACTCTATATCCAGTTGAAGTTTGTTCAACAACAACACCTGAGTAGAAGTTTCTTGACTTGTAGTTACTACTATGCAATGTTGTTGTAATATTTTCTTTAGGAATAATTAAACTTGTAGCATTACCGGAATTACTATATTGGTCTGTTCTTGCAGAAAGTGTGTCTTTGTCAATAAAGCCACTCATTCTATGTGCAAGTTTAACATTAAGTGAACGCAACGGTGTAGCAAAGTTTAGTGTAGTATCTAACCCTTGGAACTTTAACCAACTATTAATAAACTGCGTGTAACCAATGTTAGTGTGCATTTTACCAGTAGTTTTATTTACATCACCGTGAATTTTAAAATCTGTTGTGTTTAAGAACTTCCAACGTTTATTAGTATTTTTACTTAAGAACTGTGTATTGTTAACTGCTGGTCTTGACAACGTTGTAGGGTCTGAGAATACAGTTGCAAAACGACCTGGCTTAGCTAATAGTAATGCTTCTGCTAAGGCAAACGGATATGTTGAACTGTACTTAAATGCATTTTCTACTGGTGCGCCATCACCAAATTTCCATACACCGTCTAAGCCTGTGCCTTTTGCTAATGTAGTAGATTTAGTACTTGTTAATGCCGCTGTTGCTGATGAATTAGTTTTGCCAGAAAATGTGCTGTTGTCTTTACCAGAAACAGATACTGTTACTTTAGCTCTAACACCGCCGCCACCTGTTATTGTTGCTGTTGCATAAGTATAACCAGAACCAGGAGTTGTTACGGTCACACTTGTTAATTTTTTATTTGTAATTACTGCTGTAGCCGCCGCGTTGTTACCGTCTCCTGTTATTACTACACTTGGTGCAGAAGTATATAATCCACCTTTATCTGTAACATTTATTGAAGTTACAGCACCTACTTGTTCTGAAACACTTCTGTACTCTCCTTTCCATCTATCTGTACTAATAATACCGCCACCTACATGATAAGGGAAAGCAGGTGTGCCGTCAGCATTGATGGTTGCTACATAGTGATAAATTGGTGTTGCACTATCCGGTGTTACAGCTAATCTCATGTTGTAGCTAGTTGTATATCCACTAGAACCGGCACTTGCACTTATTTTAAAGTCTTTTATATATTGTCCAGTTGGCTTTCCGCCTGGTCCAGTTGTTTCGTCTGCGTTGCCAGTTCCCCTTGCTCTTGTATCTAATTCCCAACCGCTTTTTATTCTAACAATACTACTTGTATTGTCTGATGCATCACTATAACCATATGGTCCGTAAATTGGTAAACCATCAAATGCCCAACCCACAATAGGTGAAGCAGAGTCTGTTGCCCATGCTGTTAAGCCAATTACTTCTGGTGTTATAGTGTAATGTGTTTTTACACCAGCCGTTGTAATAGTAGAATTGCCTAAGCCACTCTCTTGTCCTTTGTTATAAATCCATGTTGCTGTGTCGTACGTCTTATTGTTGTCCCACCACTTGCCACTGTCTAGACTCATTAACGGATCACCGTTAACTAGTACACCAACGGCGCCTGCTTTTGTTTGACTAGATGCATTCCAAGATGATGAATCATTTAATTGTGTTAATCTAGGAAAAGCAAATGTTGTTTTTTGCTCTGTAGTTTTACTAGTTGTAGTAGGTAAGTTATTACTTTCAACATACAATTTGTTATTATCTGTACTAACACTAATACCATCTAATGCTCTAAAACTACCTGTTCTAAACGCAAACAAACTGTCTGCTGTTCCTGTAGTGTTAGCCCAGTCTACTGTAATAGACGAACTATCTGTTGTTTTAATTCTGTAAGGGCTTATAAGTTTAGCACTAGAATCTATAGGTAAAACTTTACTTAACCCAATACGTCTGTATGGATTATTAACTGTATAACTAGTTGTGTTTTTTCTAGGTCCTTGTCTAATAATACCTTGTTCTAAGTCAGCCCACAGTACTATATTAGTTGAGCCATAATTAATAGACGGGGTACTTTTACTAACATCGGTATCAGCATACACATAATATTGTGCATCAAACCATAACGGCTTTTCTGTAAAGCCTAGCATTTCCCACGGATGAGTGTTAGGTCTTACTGTATCGTAATAGTACTCGTAAAATCCTCTCCAATGTCCTGGTAAGTCTGTTGAGCTATAGTTCCATGTCCATTCATCAGTAGAATCATAAAATTCATTTACAACTGGATCTAGTTTGTTGCTAATATTCCATGCTGAGAAGTAATGTCTTAATAAATCGTGAAACTCGTTGTGAGTATATCCGTTAGTTCTAAATGCACCACATCTTATATCTATACTGTTGTACGCTGGTAGACTGTTAGCTGTTCTAAATTCTGCTTTTGCAGAGTTGTAAATTCTAGTTTCAAATTCTAAAAGAATATCGTCTCTAAAATCACCAAATGCTTTTTGTCTACTTCCGTCATGTCCTATTAGTGTTGATATGCTCGTTTTAAAACTTGTATCTGTTGCTATTATTGGTTGGTGTAAAGGTAGTATACCCATTGTACTTGGAGTCGGTGGGCACTGAGCACTATCTCTTTCTGCGTTATACAGTTTAGTACATAGTGTGTCGCCTGCTGTTACTGTAGTTACTAATGTTATTTCTATTGGGTTATAACTTGAAATAGTATAATCTTTTTCAACAGTTAATAATTTATTATTTAAGTATACTAGCAGACTGTTCTCAATTAAGTCTAAGTCTAAATACTTAGTTAATGTGTAAGCAGTTGTACCTAGTGTAATAATAAAGTCTTGTTTAGTATAGTTGTCTCCAAAAGGCAAGATATATGTTTTACTGAATACATCTTTGCCAATCTTAAAACTGGTAACGTTTCTTAATACTTGCTCGAGAATATATTCATTGGACAAACCTGTTACAGATTTATCTGAGTAATATTTTTCTATCTCATGTCTTACGCGATTTTTAAATTTAACATATTCATTTGCATTAAATCTTAATGCATCAACTAAGTTGCCTGGCTGGTCGTCAAGTAGAAATGCGCCAAGCAAAATGTCTTGATTGGTTTGCACTATATTGTTTTCAATACCAGCAACTTTAGGACCGTCTTGGTAGTTGTTACTACCTAATGATTTTCCTGTAAACCCTTCTTGTCCTTCAATATGATCTTTAAATTGTCCTGTGTACTCTGGTGCACTAATATATGTTATGTCAGTATTCTTAGTGTTATGTCCCCAACTTAATGGTATTTCGTATTTACTAATACCAGTTGTGCTAACTAATCCTTTGTCTGAGTACGCACTAATTTCTATAAAGTCACCTGCTTTAAAAGTTCTTGTTGATGCAAATCTTATAAAACCTTCTCTGTTTACTTCACCGTATGTGAAATCAGTAACTGCTACTGCATTTACTTTTATAATAATGTCGTATCCGCTAACTGTTGATGTCATTGTATTTGGGTAGCAACCTATCCAAAATTCGTCTGTTACAAGATCAACATTAACTTGAGTATAATCGTATGTTGTAATAATTCTTTGTTGCGTAGGATTATCAACAGTTTTCCATGCGTTGTGATATTCAGGAGCGTCTTTATCTAGTTTGTAATAATAATATCCCTTGATACTTGATGCACTAGTTGTTGTTGCAGATTGATTATATTCTGCTGTTAGTGAACCGTCGTATGTACCGTGGTAGTAAGTTGTGCCTAAAACCAGTCCGTTTGGCATATAAAAGTTTTGGCCAAAGAACACATGCAGATGTGAGGTACCGTTACCTCCATCATGTGTATTTGATTTAGCTTCTGTGGCATATAACGGGTAATGTCCGTCGATTGCAAACGGTCCTGCTGTGTTACCTGCCCCAACGAAATTTACAGTTGCCATTAGTACGAGCCTCCTGTTGTACTTGTACTAGTATTTATCGTTGTAGAATTCGTGGTATTTTCAGATGAAGTTAGTGTTCCATTGTAGTTTCCATGGAAGTATGTTGTGCCTAAAACCAGTCCGTTTGGCATGTAAAATGTCTTTCCGAAGAATACATGTTCATGCGTTGTGCTGTCGCCAGCCGCCTGTGCTAGTGCTTCTTTTGAGTATAAAGGATAGTAACCATTTATAGAATATGGACCGCCTGTATTTGATGCGCCTAGTGTTACGCCTGTTGAAGTATTAGTACCGTATGGCGTATAACTAAAACTTTCAGTTTCAATAAAGTTTTCAAAAAGTATTTCGCTTTGTGCATTGTATTGTTTGTACACTAAATATGTTCCTAATTGTGGATCAACTGTTGTACTTTTACTGATGTTTGTTGAATCAGTAATTGGCACATCTTCAGCATAGCCAAATATTTTGCTACCGTTAAATGTTGAAGTAGGATATACCGCAATATCATCTAGTGCATTTCCATCACTGCTATATAAATTGAATAACGGTGCTTGGTTGTTTACTATTTTTTCTTGACATAATTGCCATTGCAATCCTGTCCATTTAAATTCTTTGCCTAAGTATGTTTCGCCACCTACGACAGAAACTGTTTGATTCGTTGATGCTATTAACGGCTTAAATATTGCAGACCCTTCTTTAGCGCCAGATGGGTTAGTGTCTGGGTCGCCTAGTTGTTCTAGCCTGTACTGAGAATCTATATAATAACCAGTACCACCAGTTGTCATAGTAACACCTGTTACTGCTCCACTGCTAACTGTTGCTGTCGCTGTTGCTCCAGTACCGTATGTGTCTGTTATTGTAATAACTGAACTACCAGTGTAACCTGTTCCGCCTGCTGTAACTGTTATTGCACTCATACTACTTGTTCTACCTTGGCCTGATAACGTAACACTAAATGTTGCGCCTGTACCTATGGATGCTGTTACTACCGGCTTCATTGCTACTTTAGTTAACTTGTATACATATTTTGCAATTTCTTTTGTTTCATTGATAAAAATTAAACTGCTATAGTTTAGTTTGTTTAATCCATCTATTAATGTTGTTTTTGGTGAACCATCTAATTCTTTGTATGTAACATTATATGCCACTGCATCTATATCTGCAATAGACTTAAGAGTGCCGTGATTGTATAATTCTAAATCTTTATCAAATTCTATGACTGGTCTAGAAGCTCTAAACTTCCTGCTAGGCAAAGAGTCACTGGCGTCTAAAAAGTTATTTCTGTGATACCAAAAGTTTATTCTACTCCATACATTATTATTTAATGCATTTCTTTCTTGCACAATATAATCCATTGGTGCCCTATCTGCCACTTGTACTGTAAATTTTAATGCACTATAATTAGCATGTGCTTTAATTTCAGTAACAAGTTCAACAATGTTTCTTGGTTGAGTAGTTGCATGATTCAATGTAATAGTTGTTGTACCGTCACTTAATATTGTTGCACCGTTGTATCTGTTTAATGTACCAACGATGATTGTTTTAATTTCTTTTTGCAATGCTGGTGCATTTGCTCCAGCAATATAAGTTAATGGAATACTAACGTCTGTTGTAATTGCATCACCTGTTTGTGCCGCTGTGTATGTTACTATATCTGTAACTGTACCAGCAATTTTCCAAACTAAGTCAATATTTTTACTTGTATACATAGTTGACGTATACCTAGCACTTAGGTTAACTATTTTTTTAGTTAATGTAATAGCTGATCCGACGCCTTGTACAACATATTCAATGTTGTGCTTTGTTGCTGGAGCTACATAGTCTCCTGAGAATGTAACAACCATACCGTTACGGAATGCTTTACCGCTAGTAGGTGTAAATTCTTTCTTGCCAACAATATCTGTATCAACATCTATATAATTTGTTACAGTACCGGTAACTACAATTGCAGTAGGACCGTACGGATACCAATAGTACTCTTGATAGTTTATAAACTTATCAATGTTAATTGGAGGTAAAAATGATGAGTACTTTTCTGAAAAAATCTTGTTATGGTTAAGTGTATTAACTCCGTATGTTTGCAGAGTATCTACAAGCTCGTCGTAAAAGAATAAGTTTTCACTTTTTCCTGTGGTTGTATTAATTGTATTAACTGCTGGGCTTAGTCCGTAAAACTTTTTAACTGTTGTTGGCTCAGCAAGAAACTTTCCAGCAACATTAACATCGTCACTGCTTGGAGAGCCAATATAGCCTTGTATAGAATCAACATTTGATTTACTAAATAATTGTTCTACTGTACTCTCAAAAAAGTTCTTAATAGCAGTCGTTTGGAGGACTGCTGGCAACTTTTGATACACTTTCTTTTCAGACATTTACTATGATCCTAATGTTTGGTTATCTAATCTACTTACAATTTCTATATCGCTAACTGTAGCGGTGCTTATGAATAGTTCGTTTGGCTCTGCTTTAACTTGGAACATCTCGCCAAATTTTCCTGTACTAGTTTTAGGTAATATAACAATACTACCTATGTTACTACCTAGTTGCTGATGAATGTATGAGCTTAATTCAGTAAAGTAAAAAGACTCACCAAATTCCCAATTAGTTACAGCAAAATATATATTAATAGCATTAATAACCTTAGCTTTTAGTTCGTTGTCGCTAATTTGATCCGACAACTTAATTACTTTAAACTTCGCTTGGCATACTGCATCTGCAGAAGAACCAAACAATAATTTAAACTTGGCACTACGATACACTAATGTATCACTCGCACTCTTATAAGAATCGAGAATTGCAAACTCAGATGATAATTCGTCGCTTGTAGGTTCTAGCGGGAAAGTACCAATTTGTCTTGCTTGCCATTCTAAAACGTCTGTGTAATAACTTGTAGTTAATACTACCATCTCAACAACATTACTAATACTTGGATCAATTCTAACATCACTTGGTGCTACATGGTTCCATCGTATTGTTCCTGGTGCTATAAAAGGAGCATCACTATTCTGTGTTTTACCTCTACCGTTTTTAACAAAGTAGTCAGTAGTTAAATTTAACTTAACTTGCGTTAATGATGTACTTAGCGGAGTTAATTGATATGTTTTCATATCGTCTGCTGTTGTAACAATTAAACCTTTTGTGTTAACTAAATCTTCAAACTGTGTGGCAACTGTTTTGTTTTTAACAACTATCCACTGAGAACTGCTCAACGATACATCTTTTCTATATGATGTAGGCGATACAGTATCTCTGGCATCGTTAATTAATAATGTATCTTCACGCCTAAAATCTCTAATAACGCCTGTGTACGGCTTATCGTATTTGTATCCATCAAAGTCTGTGTAATATGAAAAGAACACATAATCTGTTGCGTCAACATATTCTAAGAACTGTATTGGTCTATCTGGTACTAAGTCGTTGTCAGTATCTAACGGAGCAACAATAACTTTTCTGTTATCAGTATAACCGTCTGATTCTTTAAAACTGTCCACTACTTCCCATTCAATAGGCTTATCTAATTTCTCTCTGCTGTTTTCGTAATGAACAACAATTTTATCTCTATAAGGCGGATTAGCAGTATCATCTCTGGAATAATGATAATCGCCATTTTGTACTCTTGCGTATTCTAGTTTACCTACGCCTGTAACAGTATCGTATGATTTTAAATGCAATCTACCGAGGTCCGGTGTGCTGTCAACTGCTGAGCCGTCTGCTCCCCATGACTTAACTGTTTCTGTTGCTCCTGCACCTGTGCCTGCAACTCCGTTAGCAGTAACAACTTGAGCTCTTGATTTGAAAATCTTTTCTGTTCCAGCTGATCCTTCATTAGGTACTTGTCTATAAACCATGTATGGGATAGATTCTGTAGTATCCACAAATTTTATACCGAATGTAGTATCGTTAAATGGTATATCAATTTTGCTAGGTAAACTTTGTATAGTTCCGATATTGTTTGCAATAACTACATTAGTTTCAGAAGTAATACCACCTACTTGATGGTAAGTATTTAGTGTTACTATTGCTTCGTCAACATATTTATTATTAACAACTTGGTCAGCAACATTTGTTCCGTAAGTTTTAAGTATACCAAAGTTACTAACCCACTGGGTGTCAACGTCAGTTGCCTTTGTATCTCTAGTTCTTAATGGTAAGTTTATTGCTAAGCCTATTGGTGTTATAGCAATACCATGTTCTGTATTGGTCCATTGCGTTCCACTCCATTCGAATGTTTCCGATGTGCCTGGCTTAGTATTTGTGCTGGTAATAATAACTGTATCTTTATTACTTTTATTATCACTGCCTAAAGTTTTTACCGATTTAACGTTGTAAAACTTAAGGTCTGCCTCACTTTGTACAACGTATTCTGCTCCACGTATCGTCATTTTATACTTATAGTTATTAATATCAATAGCACTATATTCCATTAGTATAACCCAACTGTTTGGGCCTGCTTGTACAGAATTTAAACTATAACTGCCTGTTTTACTTGCTGTTGTAAGCTCTGTGCTAGGTATTTTATACCAAGTATCAGTTTGTAAGTTATAACCTATTCCGAATGTTTCTCTGTTCTTTATGGCTGTTTCGAAGCCAGAAGCTCCACCAATTTCTGCTGTGCTAAATAGTTTTCTCATTGAAACAATAACTTCACGCACTTCCCATGATGAGTTAACTTCTTCACTTAATGTAATTGGCCCTATGCTGGTACTTAGTCCTGCACTTAAGGCTCCACGGTTTTCTATGTTAACAATTCTTACCCACTTATAGCCTGCTAAATCAGATGGGTTAACAAATTTTAAGAAAGTGTTTTCTTTAAACATTGATGTTTTTGCTAAAGTGTTAACTAATACGTTTCTATTACCATCAGTAAATTGTTCACTGATATAACCAGTCTTACTTGTTTCTGTTAACGGTAATGCATTCCATAATACAGCATCATGTGCCGTGTACCTAAAGTTTGCATAAGCTCCGCCTGTAGCAGTATTTGTCCAAACGTTTCTCATTTTATAATAAACAAAGTTATTAACTTTTCTATCTTTTAATGCGGCAGGGATAACACTAGCAACAACTTCTAGAGCTGTTGTGGCGTCATTAACTGTAATTTCTTGTTTATAGTTACTGTTGTTAGCATAAACAAATGCATCATCGGCAAATGTGTCAATGTTATGATATGTACCAGTTGGGTCATTTATATCAATATAACGACTATGGCCTGAATGCGTTCTGTTTATTGCTTTAATTTTTGTTACATTACTACTTTGTGTTTCTGGAAATACATTGTAGTCTTGAGCACTAACCATTCTATTCTGCGTGTAAAATGTTTTAGGAGCTCTATCTTTAATGGCCGCCAAACTTTCTGCAGGACTACTGTTACCTACAGCGTATTGTAAACTGTAAGTTAACGATAAGTTATATTTCTTACCTGCTTCGTTTGTATAAGGTACTGATATTGATAGCCCTCTTGCTTCTTCTGGATCCATAGTGTATCTCGAAGGATCACTAGTTCTGTACCATAGTCTGTAAATTCCTGTAGGCACGTTTCCAAATTCACCGTCTGGGAAACGTAATCTTATTCCGTTGCTGTCGCCTATGTTTTCTACAGAGTATAAATTTCTTGAGTCTAAACTTTTACTGTTATAGTTTAGAGTTTGTCCAACTGTGTTAGGAATTTTCTCCCACTTAGACAACACTTGACCGCCTGTGTTTACTTCTTGTAAGTACACATCTGATTCGTTAATATTTTCAATTAGCACATCTTGTGTTCTACTTTCAACTGGTGTTGTAAAATTGTAGTCTGTAAATGCCAACGATCCTTGTCTAAACATAACAAAGAACCCTGTGTTGCTACTGCTTGTTCCTTTGCCATCATTTCTATAAATTAGATTAAACAAGTTTGTCGGATCTGGGTGCCTTTCATAAAAATGACTGTTGTCCTTAAAATCTGGATTAACAATATTAAACTGTTTAGTTGCCCCATTAATGTTTACAGAGTTATTATATGTTATAGGAGAGTTGAAAGGTGTATTAAGTTGATACAACTCTGTGTTAATGCTGTTAACTGTTCCTGTTTTAATAGGAGATGAGAATCTATTAGTGCTACTCATTGCAGAGTTCAGTACTGTAATAAACTGTTCATAGTTGTCTGAGTTATTTACATCATCCCAGAGGATTGTTTTATTCATTAAATTAACGCCTAAACTGTCTGTAAGAGGCTCTGTTGTTTTTACACCTGTAAGTTTCATTACTCCACTGGCAGGAATGTTTCTTTTAGGATTGTAACCTAGCATTCTTGCAAGTTTAAACACTGAGTCTTTTCGTTCTGCTGTCTCTAAGAAGTTTTCTCTAGTGTTCACGTCCATTCTGAATGCTAATGACTGCGACAGGTATGCCAGCAATTCTATAATTGCTATAAATTCTGAGCTCTCAATATAGTCGTTAAAGTTTTCTGGGAAATTTGTTTTAACGTAGTCGACCATTGCACCACGCATGGTGTCAAAGTCGTATGCTTGATAATCTACCTGACTGTATGCCTTGTAAGCAATTTTCCAATCTTCTGCGGCAAATAAATTGTTTTGTCTACTTTTAGCCATTAACTAATACCTTCATTTATTTGTTGAGTATAAGTTAGGTATAATGTTTCAACGGAACCAAACGGTATCACGTCTATTATAACTTCAGCACTTATAGAGTTATCCAATACAAGCACTTTTACTTCTTTCTCACCGACCCTTGGGTCTTTTTTTAATATTCTTTGTATATCTTCCTTGGCAAGTTTTTCAACGTTACTATCTGCTGGGTCCATTAATAAGTCCCAAATAATACACCCAAAGTTTGGTCTCATTGCCCGTTCACCCTTTTTAGTGTATAGCTCGTTTTGTAAATCACGGAGTACTGTATCGGCACCAGTTGTAGTAAATGGTGCTTTAGTTTTACCTATTGTATTAAATCCGATTAATCTAGCCATACTGTTATTTATCAGAATCATTATAACAAGTTTTAATTTACCAAAAAGGGTAGCAACCTGTATGTAATATGCTTAAATACAAGTAAGCACATTCTTGTGTGAAACAAACGATATACATTATCGTTCCATGTAAACCCACGTGCAAGGGGATATGAATGCGTCATCTTTCAAACGTGTTTAATGAGATTTGGGCAGTAGCAGAAGAGCGTAACCGATCAGGCAATCGTTTTATTAAGATTTACGAATCTAAAAAGCGATATGTTACGTTTGGGATTTATGATTCCAGGACAAAGCGTTATTGTATGTTTAATACAATAAACCTTGTTGGTAACTTTCGGTATAACTCAAAGGTTGTGCCGCCAGAATTCTCAGAAATGAGACATTTGGTTAACTCTTAGAAGTGAGGGCAGTTCGTCTGCCCTTGTTTCTCCTTCCTTTTTATCGTTTAAGTGTAAATAGTACTATGCAACAAAACCATGAAATGACCGAAGCAGAACTTTATAGGAAAGCTGTAATTAATCTTGAAGGACGGTGTAAGGCACTAGAACAAGAGGTTAAAACAGAGAATTCGTTAAAATATACTGCATATAAAAGGATTGCTGATTTAACTGCGGAACTTAATTTACTAAAAAGTAAGACTAGTTAAGCAGGTCCATCTTCGGACGTCTTTTTAACGTAAAATTCTTCACGTTTTGCCTTGAGCATGTCTGCCAACACGCTCCACGGTACCCCACCTTCGGGTAAATCACCTAAGTTTATATCCATTTCATCCGGTGATTGAAACAACTGAGACTCGTATAGCCTTTGTGCTACAAGTACAGGGTCTATTGTGCCGCCTGGCTTGTCTAATACCCATTTCTGCATTTCTCTTGCTACGTTTTTATGTTGATCTGTATCATTTAACATAGTTGCAACTCTACTGCCAGCAAATACTTCTGGGCTAATGCTGTTAGCAAAACTAGTAATAGCAAGTTTACCATGATCATGCAGTGGTACTTTTAAATCGCCTGATATAGTATTGTATGTGTTGTTAAGGTCAGCAACTAGTCCTAATGTTGCTCCTACAGGGCCTATGCCTCCACTAAAGTCAACAAGTTTATTACCGAATGCGTCTTCAAAAATCATTTCGCCATCAACTGGCATAGATATACCGTGTGATGCTAAAATGTTTTTTAAGTCTTGTGCGTCTTTAGCCATTGCAACAGCATCGTTAATTAGCCCTTGCATTTCTCCCATCTGGCCTTTTAATAATTCTAAGTCGAATCCAAGTTTGTCTAAACCGAACTGATTGAGTTGTGCCTGTAACGCAGATAGTTCTTTCTTCAAGCCTATTATTTTCTCCATTAATGCATTTGATGTTGGGAATCTAATAGGAGGTAATGCGGCTTTTATACCAGCAATTAATCCACCGAGGCCCATTATTTCTAATAATTTGGTTTCATTCATTGTAGTGAAATTGTTAAATATTCCGCTCATTTTGTCGTATACTGGCGTGCCTTCTAATGCCGACAATGCCGTTCCTATAGGATCTTTTGCGGCATCCATTACTGCTTGGGCGCCACTTAGTGCTTCTTTGCCAGCGGCTGTTGTGGCATCAAGGGCATCGTTAACTCCAGTAATTACATTTCCATCTTTGTCTTTATAACTGGTTCCTACATTAGAACCTTCTGGTGTCTGCACAGTATCTGGTTGTTTCTGATCTGATGTACTTGCCCCTTCAGGTAACTTTTCTGTAATGGTCGGGTCTGCTGATGCCTTTTTATTTGACTCCGCTATAGGGTCAGCATTATAATGTGCCATATACGGCTCTTTTGTAAGCATTGCTGTTACAATAGAGTCTATTTGGTCTACTTTGCCTGTTCTTTCGCCTGCTGTTGGTGCCATTGCCTCTGGCGTATCGTTTTCTTCTTGGGAATCCTCTGTCGGCTGTTTAGCTGGTTTATTTTTTGGGTCTTTCCACTCTGGTGGCTTAACTGCCGCATCTTTAAATTTGTTTGTTCCTATTTGAGGAGCCACTGTAGCAACTACTGCCGGGATAGGTAGCATTGCTGGCGCACTATTTAACTGTACTGTAGCACCTACAATTGCTGTTATGGCTGGCGACACAATAGTTGAACCTAATAGACCACTTGCCATAAATGCGCCTGTGTTTGCCATTAGTGATATTCCGGAGCCCCAAGGTGCGGCCACTCCTGCTGTAAATACATCAAACTTGGCACCACTGTTTGCAATCCTTCCTGCGGCACTAAAGTCTATGTCGCCGCCTACAGCAGTTAGTTGTGCTCCTCTCTGGCCTAATGCAGACCATTCTCCTGCCGCTTCAAATCTTATATTACCACCTACTCCCATTGGTGGTAAACCTAAGGCTCCTAGAGCAGGTATTCCTGCATAGTCACCATCAGCCTTTCTATCGCCTGCGGCTTTTACATGTACATTTTGTCCAGCTTCTATGTTAATATTCTTATCTGCTCTGAGATTTAAGTTACCTTCTGATCTCATGTTAATTGAGCCTTCACTAAATAAATTTATGTCTCCATTTGATGCTAACTCAAACCATGCGTTACCACGGTTGTTAATCATGTATATCGATCCAGTTGTGTCGTCCATTAAGATCTGATTGCCACCTTTTGAACGCAACCTAATCAATGAATTTGTTGGATGGTCGTCCATTACAAAACTGTGTCCACCTAATCTTAACTTATCATTTTCTGGATCTCTAGGACCAGGTGTTAAAAAGCCAAATACTTGGCTAGGTGCTTCTCTTCTTGCACCGCTGGTTCCTGCCCCTCTTAACGGATCGTTAATTAGTCCTTGTAATACTATTCCTTTTGCTATACTAGTATGAACCGGTCTAACAGCATCATTATGTGTTTGTTTTTCATCTCTGGCATTTTTTTCTTTAACAGGCATCATTATGCTAGGGTCAGTATAATTTAGCCCACTAGGATTGCCAGGTACCATGTGTTGCATCCTATCTGGATACAAGCAACTTAGTATAAATCCTCTTTTTGGATTCCCGTTAGCAAATGCTACTAAGACTAAGTTACCAACGTCAGGTGGCATCATCCACATGCCGTAGCTAGTTCGAGTTTGTGACGATGAAGAGATGTCTGTGCCTGTGCCGTCCATTTCTGTTGCACCTGCAAAAGGCGAAGTAAATTGTACATTAAAATGAGAAGTTGTCTTATCTTTCTCCCCGTCTAATGCTTCTATGAAGACTCGTACCCTCCCTGCTCTAGTATAATCTTTTGAGTCAACAACTTGACCCACATATACATTACTCAATTGTTTCTTACTTAGTGCCTGATAAGCCTCATCGTCTCTAGAGTCTTTAGTAAATCGTGTTTTGTTTACATCAACCATTATTATCTGCCTCTGGATCTTCTGTAGTTATAGACGAGCCATCTTCTGCTGTGTCTTTGCGTCGTGAGTCTGATTCGGCTTTTAATTTTGCCGCTTGTCTTTTAGCTTCAAGTTCCGCTAGTTTGGCTGGATTGGTTGGTATAATTCTCTGTGCTTGAATATCCACTGTAAATTGTCCACCTGAAAAGTTATTAGTACATTTAATCAATCTATAAATTCCACCAAAAGTTCTTGACTCGCCATCACCGGACCAGTAACCACTATTTATTTCACTGTCTTCATCTCGCCAATCCATATCGAATGTCTTAGGCGAACGTATACTTAAATAAAAATGATTGTCGTTTTTTCGAAAGTTAGCAAATTCACTATTTGACGGTTCAAGCGTGTCTGTGCCTAAATACCAAGGGTCGCCTCTTAATGACATATCTAAATTTATTAGGAATCCTATATCGTTTGAGTGCTGACTTGCAATAACACCGAATAAACTATTTTGTAAACTACCTTTCTTAATAGTTCCTGATTGGTTGGCGGTTTCTGCTTGCATAACAGACGTTATAATTCTAGGCTTAAGACCTTCAAAGCCAGCTGTTTTTCTTTGCTCTTCGTTTAGTTGTAAGTAGCCTAATGCAGAAATTTCGTCTGCAGTTAGAGGTGTTTCTAATGAATTAACTAAGTCAACTGCGTAATTGACTCCTGATAACTCCAGAGCACTATCTACGTCAAACGACTCCACTGCAACAGAAGAGTTAATCTTGTTATTTGCGAGTAATTTTTTGGTCTGGTCCGATTGTTGTATTGCATCTTCTAATGCTGTTCTGGCAAGGGCGTTCTTACCTTCTATAGCATCTTTTATAGTGTTGTCATCTAGTCCTGACATATCTGATAATGACTGCATAAATCCACTAGCGGCATTCTTGCCGTCTTGAACTTGCCCTGCTAGTGCTGTGATATCATCTAGAAAACTAGAAAATTGATCTGCTAGGTTTGCCTCTTCTGTTTTATTAGTAACAGCTTTAATAACACCTTCTGCAGTCACGTCTGTCCTAAGCCCAACTGAGCCTGCTATTAGACTTTGTGCATCGGCGCCTGCGCCAATGGCTCCGCCTTTTGGTGGGACTAAGAGTGCAATACCTGTGTCATACTTGATATCGAGATTTAAGATTTGGTCGTTTAGGCCCGAAAACAAGTAATGGTATGATTTTTTAATTCCGCCAGTATCAATTATCTCTTGTGTCCTTTGGACATATTCTTCTTCTGTTATAATAGCTTCTTTATGATCTACTATAATATCATTTCTTGAACTTTTATATAGTGTAGGTATGTATGTAATTTTGTATGCATACGCACTTCTTATTGTATCGTACTTTAATTGCTTTACTTTTGCATCCATTTTATACCAAGTAACGAATGCGGCTTTTGATGTTACTTCGGATTCTGGGTCGTCTATAGCTACTTTTCTTGATATTTTTGTGTAAAATTCGTCGTTCATGGCTAACAATATGCCTAAATATTTTTCTATAGTCATGCCTTTTGTTGCTTTTATATTGTCGCCGTCTATAAGTTTTTCTTGTTCCTTGACAGCGTCTTCGGGCTCTTCAGCAATAGCTTTACCGTGTTCAACAGCATCGCCAATGGCAAAAGACATGTTTAGCTGTCTGTTAATATCTTCTACTTTAGGGTCGGTATTAGTAAACACTTTCTCGTCGAGAATTGCTGTGTCACTCTCAGTAGTTGTTGTGATTAATTGACTTAGGTCAAACTCAAATTCGTCCGGCACAGAATTAGTTGCTGAATCTTTGTGGTAAGCATTTAATTGGTCTGTTAACGAGGTTAAATGCTCTGTTATAGTTGAGCCTGATGTATTAATAGGAGTAGGTAATTTAAATAACGGATAAGTGTAAGCATAGGTTGACATAGGCTTAGTTTCAATATTATACACACTTCCGCCAGCGTTAATTTCTGCTGTAGCTCTAGTAAGGTGTAATTTCCATCTATAAGGTCGGGTTATTATTGACGGCTTTCCACTTTCTTCATTATCCTCAGGTGAATCCGAAGTCTTGCCATCGGCCGAATCTACTACTTCTGCACTATATCCCTTCCACGAAATTTCTAAAAACATAATAGGCATAGAATCAGCTTCTTGTCCTAAGTATGCTCTTGCTAATTGTAATTGATCTAAAAACGTTGCGGCGCCTGGTTGAGTTATAGTAAAATTAATTCCTACTGCATTTGGACCTTCTGTTGTTTTTAAAGATTCTATAGTTAAGTCATCAATTGTTGTTGCTGTAACACCTGTTTGTGCTAATATAACTATGTCTGCTGGGCTACCTGTTAGCGACTCATCAAACGAAGCAGTACCTGAGACAGCATCTTCGGTTTTTTGTTTCGTCATCATGTACAGTTTAAGATTGTAAGTAGGTACTGCATAATTGTCGAGAACGTTCCCGTAAACTTTGCCTACATATGGGTCATCTATCTGTGGTATGTTGTCAGGCTTAAATGGTTCCATATTAACCTATGATGTTTGCTATAGTTGAGCTTGCTGGTAACTTTATAACAGTACCTGTTTTAAAATCTCCTAGTGGATCTTTTAATATATCCGGATTTCTTGCGGCAAACACCCACCATAGTGCTGTTTTTTCATATAAAACGTAAGCTAATTTATCAGGTCGTTCTTCGTACTCTGCTGTTATAGTGAACGACTCATCATTGATACTTTTACCAATGCTAGGCAAGCCAGTGTTAGCGCCGAGAAATTGAGAATCTAGCATTGTTGCATTTCTTAAGAAACTGTTGTTTTTATATCTAGCCATTATACAAATCCATCCTTATATGCATCACCACTTGTAAGTCTTGCAAGATCAAACTTCCTTCTAAGTTTTTGTGGAGTGTAAGTTGCTTCCATGTTAACCATTATGTTACAACGGGTTGGTACATAGGTTGTTGTTGTTCCTATTTTTACTGGAACATAATCAACTTCTTCTGGTAATACAATGTTGTAACTTGTTACCACTACTGGTACGTCATTAAACATATGGTCACCGAGATAACTAAACAGCAACACAGGAGGAGGTGTTCCGTACATACCTGACTCAACAGCACTATCGCCGTAAAATCCTTTTCCGCATATTTTTAAAAATGTAAATACTGCTAACAAGTATCGAGCTTCGTATATATCGTTAGCAGTCCAGTCACTTGACAAAGGAAACATCGGTGGTGTGCTATTTTCAAATGTATTAATTTGATAATTCATTCCTTGTAGGTGTGCTTGGTTATAATTTGTTTGTCCTTGTACCATAAGAGTAGGTGTATACTGCCAAACTAGTCCGCCCGATTCTTCTATAGGTCTAAGCATGTAATCTTCAAAATTATCTTTTGATGATTTTGCATAAAACGTGTTCTCGCCACCTTTCTTCGGTCTTAGTCTAGCTCTCCAGTCTTTTGATTCTTTTAATGTATCATCTTCTTTAAGACTGGCCGCGATTTCTGACATCGTTTTTGCGTCTTGCAGTAGTTTTTTAATTCTCTCATTGATGTCTGCTTCTGTAAAAGCAGTATTTGGGTTGTCTGGTAATCCATAGCCTGGAAAAGCAGAGCCTAACATTCGGTCAAAGAACGTTTTTGCTGTAGGATTCAGTTTGCTACTTGCTTCAGCTATTTTGTTATTTAATAACCCATTAAAGGCATTTTTGCTTCTGTCGAATATTCCCATATATATCTCCTATAGTTGTATTTATCACAATCATTAAACGCTGTTTTAATATTTCACAATATTGGCAAATTCTTCTTGACTTTTGTTAAGTATAGTATATAATATGTGTTTACAATTGAATATCTGGAGAAATTATGGCGGCACCAAAGAAAGTTAATTACCTGAACAATAAAGATATTCTCAAAGAAATCCACAAAAGCAAGATGAGTTTTTGTTGGTTGTCTGATGAGAAATACTTCCAAAACGACATTATAGTTAATGATGTAAGTGAGGTTACTGCACAAATAGTACTTCAAGCAAAGGAAAACCAAGCATCTAGAATGCAAAGTGAAGCTTACGCAGAAGCAATGTTGGCACACGGTACAGGCGACTACAGAAACAAACCAAAGCAAAAAGAGTTTGCAATAGACCTCGACACTATATCAGATGAAGATGTAACATTTCGTGTAATGTCAATGGAGCATATCCCACTAGAGCCGGGCAGGAAGAAGAACCCACGCAACGAAGCAGAAACTAAAGCAAAAGTTAATTTTCCTCCATTTAAGCACTATGCATATCAAACTGGTGAACTTAAAGAAGTAGCGAGAAGTCACTGGGAAGGTAGTTTAAGTAATGGTGATTTCAATCCTGGTGTTGGTAGAATTACAAACAAGTTAGGAACAATGTTCTTAAAACTTGTTGAAAGGTTTAGTCACAGAGCAAACTGGCGAGGCTACACTTACGTCGACGAAATGCGTGGACAAGCACTTGTTCAGCTAAGTCAAGTAGGCTTACAGTTTAACGAAGCAAAATCGGATAATCCGTTTGCTTATTATACTGCGGCAGTTATTAATAGTTTCACAAGAGTGTTAAACTTAGAGAAAAGAAATCAGAGCATTAGAGATGATATTTTAATTGAGCAAGGGCACTTACCTAGTTACAGTAGACAAATTAAACACGAAACAGAAATGAGAATACTGCGTGAATCAATGGAGTCAGACAAGAGCGACGAAGGAGCATTTGAATAATTCATGCCCAATCTCTTTAAACATGCCGCGTGTTTTACGGATATTCACTACGGCTTAAAACAAAACAGTAGATTACACTTACAAGACTGCGAGCGATTTGTAGACTGGTTTATTGCGGAAGCAAAAGCTAGAAACTGCGAGACTTGTATTTTCTTAGGCGACTGGAATCATCAGCGAGCAAGTGTTAATGTTGCGACAATGAATGCCGCAATTAAAGACCTTAAGAAAATTAATGATGCATTCGAAACTGTTTATTTTATAACAGGTAATCACGATTTATATTATCGTGATAAGCGAGAACTTAACAGTATCGAGTATGCTAGGGATCTTTCTAACTTTGTTATGGTCGACGAACCATTTGAACAAGGAGATGTATCAATACAGCCTTGGCTAGTTGGTGATGAGTGGAAAACTCTTACTAATAGTAAAGCAAAATATATGTTTGCACATTTAGAATTGCCTTACTTTAAAATGAATGCTCTTGTAGAGATGCCAGATCATGGAGGACTCAAAGCAGAACACATTGCAGGTCCTGACTATGTGTTTAGTGGGCACTTCCACAAACGCCAGTACAAAAATAATATACATTACATCGGTAATGCGTTTCCTCATAACTATGCAGACGTCGGTGATACCGATAGAGGTGCTATGTTCTTGGAATGGGATAAAGAGCCTGTGTATGTTAACTGGACAGCATGTCCAAAGTATAAAGTGTTTACCCTTAAAGAGTTACTTGATAATCACGAAACATTACTTGACGAATATACTTACGCAAGGGTAAAACTTGATATTAGTATTAGTTACGAAGAAGCAAACTTTATTAGAGAAAAATTTGCAGAGCAATACAATGTAAGAGAACTACAACTTATGCCGATCAAGGAAGAAGAAGAGGCATACGAAGGTGGCGAAATTCAATTCGAAAGTGTTGATAAAATTGTAATTACACAATTAGAGACTATAGAATCGAACACCATTAACAGAGATAAATTAATTCAAATTTACAATGGAATAGAAACTTAGTATGTTAAAGATTAAAAACGTATCTGTTAAAAACTTTATGAGTGTTGGAGCTCAAACTCAAGCCGTAAACTTTGATAACGTTAATCTCACGTTGGTGCTTGGTCATAACTTAGACATGGGTGGCGATGGCAGTAGAAATGGTACTGGTAAGACTACTATTATTAATGCACTAAGTTATGCACTATATGGTGAAGCATTAACAAACATTAGACGTGATAATTTAATTAATAAAACAAACGGTAAAGCTATGATGGTTACTGTTGATTTTGAGATCAACAATATTAATTATAGGGTTGAACGAGGAAGACGCCCTAATATTTTACGGTTGTTTATTAACGGCACAGAACAAGAAGACCAAGAACAACAAGGCGATAGTAGGGAAACACAAAAAGACATAGAGAAAATTATTGGGTTTCCGCACTTGATGTTTAAGCATTTAATTGCGTTAAACACATACACTGAGCCGTTCTTGGGCATGAAAGCAAATGATCAACGAGCAATGATTGAACAGTTACTTGGCATTACTGAACTTAGTGAGAAAGCAGAAGTACTTAAAGAACTCACTAAAAATAGTAGAGACAGCATTAAAGAAGAAGAAATAAAAATAACTGCAATAGAGTCTAGTAACAAACGTATTGAACAAAACATAAAAGAAATCGAGAGTCGAAGCAGAGCCTGGGCAAAAACATACAAAGACAAAATAGATAGTATGACTACGTCTATTAGTACGTTGATGGAAATAGACATTGGCGTAGAGATACAAAATCATAGAAGTAATGCACTTATAGTAGAGCAGTCCTCTACTGCTAGTGCGTTAGATAAAGATAAAAAAAGATCTATTACTTCTATGGATCGAAGCAACACAACTATTACTGAGTTTGAAAATAACTTAGTAAAAGCAAAAGAAGGCGTTTGTCCTGCATGTGAACAAAGTACAGCACATTTAGATACACACGAAGAGTATACTAATGATATTGAAGACAAACTTGCTAAAGAAATAATTTATAGAGATGATTTAGTCCAGCAAATTGCTAATATCGAGTTAGCTAAAGTTGAAGTTGGTACTATCCCGGGTGTTGTCGATACATTCTATAACGACTTAGAAGGTGCGTTAGAACACAAACATAACTTAGAAACACTTGCACAACAGTTAGAAGAAAAAACAACAGATGTTAACCCGTATAACGAGCAAGTAGAAACTTTGCGTGACACTGGTATGCAGGAAGTAGACTTTGAAACTATTAACGAACTAACATTCTTAAAAGATCATCAGGAATTTTTATACAAGTTGCTTACAAGTAAAGACAGTTTTATTCGTAAACGTATTATTGATCAGAATATATCTTACTTGAATCACAGGTTAGCATACTACTTAGAGAAGTTAGGTTTACCACATGATGTTAAATTTAACAGTGACTTAACTGTTGAAATTACAGAGTACGGTAGAGACTTAGACTTTGATAATTTAAGTAGAGGAGAACGTAACAGACTTATATTAGGACTTAGTTGGGCATTCCGAGACATATATGAAAGTCTCAACCACCCAATGAACTTAATGTGTGTTGACGAGCTTATTGACAGTGGCATGGATTCTACTGGTGTTGAAAATGCGTTAGCAGTACTTAAGAAGATGAACAGAGACCAAGGTAAAAATATTCTGCTCATTTCTCACAAGGAAGAACTTGTAGGTCGTGTAAATAACGTATTAACAGTTGTTAAAGAAGGTGGATTTACTGCCTATAACACAGACACAGAATACCTTACATAATATGACATGGATTTTCGAAGGCAAGACAATTGATACCCTCCCAGAGGATTGTGAAGCATTTGTATACTTAATTACAAATACTACTGACAATAGAATGTATGTTGGTAAAAAGTTAGCCAAATTTAAAACGACCAAGCCTCCCTTAAAAGGCAAAAAGAACAAACGCCGTGGCACTAAAGAAAGTGATTGGCGTACTTATTGGGGCAGTTCGGATCACTTAAATGCTGATGTACTAAAACTAGGTGAAAACAAATTTATACGAGAAATTTTACACTTTTGTCCAAGCAGGGGAGTCGCTAGTTACCTAGAGGCTAAAGAACAGTTTGATAGGAAGGTCTTGCTATCGGACAAATACTATAATGGTATTATCAATGTTAGAGTAGGCGGTTCAAAAATCTTACGTGAAGGTCTTAAGAATCGATAACTATATATTGAACTACACACAAACATGGCACTTAACAGACACCAAGTCTAACTCTTAGAACACCGACACCAAGTCTAACTCTTAACAAACAACATATACGGTTGACGGGCCTTTTATTATTCCGTTGCGAAATCCATTCTGATGTGAGATGGTAAGCCAAGCAGTGGTTGTTATGCGATTCTTAGCACTACCCGGTTATGCCGGATGCTGAAATGTCTACCCTATGGTACGATACATTTGTTAAGTCTTAATAGTTGAAAAGTTATTGCAATACTTTGTATTTCCATCTTGAAGCGAGTTGGAATTAAAAATCGACGCAGGTTACGGTAAGGTTAGAGCCAAACAAAGTGCAAAACACAAACACCTGTCTTCGTTTACGTCCGACGCATACTCGCATGAGGTCTGAGGTTTATATATGGAGCCACTTAGGTAGGCTTCATATGACCTCGATATCTGCATGAAATCGTTTATGTTTAAAAAAAACTTTCTTACTAAAAAACTTTCAATCAAGTGAATGAGATGAGTGAAACGAATGAATGAACGTAGATTGGAAAGACACGAAGTGTCTCTTAACTTAAGACTATTATATTAAAGTTATATTTGCAAAGCTCTAAAACTATTACCTACTAGGTAGAACAAGAATTACATTTCTTCTTGATGTTTTCCAGATTTGATTTGATTGTATTTATTGATTACTTCTACAGTAACAGAACGTTCTTTAGCAGACATCATTTGAGCATCAAGCCATGATATACTCCCGCCACTATACACAGCAATTTCTATTAGGCTTTTTTCTAATATTGTAGCTTCTGAGCGGAGTCTGTTTAGGAACTCCAGAGTAGCCTCGGGTGTTGCGTTTGCTAAGAAGCTGTGGAAAAATTTACAGGATCAAATGCAATTTCTCTGTCGTAGACTTCCTCGCATTCCTCACATTGTAACTTGAATGTTTTATTAACACCTATTTTGTTGATCTCTTGTATTTCGGATTCTATTTGTTTTCCAATTTTTGCATCACAGTTGTTTAAAAACTCTACAATGCTTTCTTCATCAGTTACAACAAAGTCTTCACCATCTTCTTGGGTGCCAGTAATGCTGTTTACACTATTAGCAATAAGTGAGAAGTTTAAACCAGCAATAGCCATAAAGTTAGTATTAAACGCTTTTAGTTGTTCAACCTCATCTTCTATTCCTTGCAATGCTTGTAAACTTCTAGTAGTTTTAAAATTTGCAATTCCGGCTTGTATAGTGTTCTCATATAAAAAAGGTCTAACACTTATAGTTAATCCTGATTCTGTTTTGACTAAATAATCTTCTTGTACAGATAGCATAGTATCTAAACAACCCTCAACGCTTGCCATTCCCTCGTTTTCGTGTTCGCATTTTGGACACGGTCCTGCTACTTTAATTTCATCGCCGTATGTTGCGCCTTGAATAGCAATAAGTAATGTATCTACGTCGTTGCTGATAAGTTGCCTCGCATTTTTAACGCAAGGTACACAACTAACAATTACTTGAGCCACTGCTTCACCGTTAAGTAATGCATCTGGATTCTTCATAATCATTTCGTCTTTTGCTGTCATTGGGAAAATAGGCAACTCACCTGTTTCCGGCCAATCAACTACATCGTCAGCGTAGTATTTGCCACCTGTTGGCACAGCTATGTACATCTTAGGCGATCTATAATAGCTTGCTAACGGATTATTTTTTTTATTTGCCATATTAAAACTCCAGTTAATAAAAAGGATAAATAGTACTATAAGATGAACTAGTTATCAAATACTATTTATCATCATTAAAATGGTACTTTATTTAATATGGCTGAAAACGTAAACATAACTTTAAACGACGGAACTACTTTCCAAGCACCAGCATGGGCAACTGAAGTAACATTAAACGCTATTCTTAGTGCAGTTGATAAATTAGCCGGCACATCTAAAGAGCAAAAAGCGGCGCTTAAACAAGTTGCAAAAGATACCGCTGATGGTAAAAAAGTTGATGAAGATCTACTTAAATCAATTCTGGCGTCAGAAAAACAGCAGAAAGAGAATGGTAATTTTCTGAAAGAGATTGCTAAAGACAATAAATCATTAGTAGGCAGTATCGGAAAGTTTAGTGCTGGCGTCATAGGCTCGATGTTTACCGTGGCGGCGGCCTTTACATCGTTAGCAAAATCTATGGGTAATGATATTGCTGGTAGAGATGGCGGCTTAGCATTAGATGTCGGCGGCGCAATGGGCGACGCCTCCCTATTCAGCAACGCCATTCGAGGACTAGGAATTTCAGCAGACGATCTTACTGGCAAACTAGAAAATTCTGCATCTACTATAGCAGTTATTGGTAGAGAGCAGTATTTTGGTATGACAGCTGAAATACTTAATTTAACTGCTTCAGGCTCTAAGTTTGCTAAAACATTAGCAGAAATGACTGACGTACTAGATGAAGATTTAGCATTACAACAATCAGCTGGTTTACTTCGTTTTGTTCAGGATGGTAAACAAGCACAACGATCTGCAGATTTATTTGAGAGGCAACTCAAATCAACTACAATGCTTGGTAAAAGTATATCAGACATTATGGGTGCAGGAAATGATTCGATAACTAGCAATGCATCAATCCAATTGTTATTACAGTCAATGGGCTCATCTGCTCAGGGTTTTCAAACGACAATTAAGGCAATG